TTATTCATATTCCTCCACATCTTCGAGTTCTAACATATCTGAGTATAGTGGTGTCTTAACTTCACCTAATTCCGTATGTAGAACTAAATAGAATGTAACCTGTACCTTATTACCTAATCGGAATCCACTTGTTGTTAGTGTTGGAAGTGAATTGCAGTTAATTGCTTTTAGGATTTCATTTCCACAGTAGGCATTATTCCCACCAATGAAATTAATTGAAACATGATTTAATTCTAAACCATATTTATCTCCAACTTCATATATCAATTCTTCAAATTTCTTTGTGTTTTTAACCTCAAATTTTGCCATTTCCCTAACTCCTCATAATATAAATAGCACAACTTCTTATTTTCCCCATATAATCATGTTAGAAATGCTTTCTAAGTGATAGAATCTACTCTTAGCATTCTTAAATTCTTTTCTAATGGCAGATAGCACATTATTATAATTGTTATCACAGACTACTCCTAATAAAAGCACCTTACTATTATCTGGATTTGATGTCTGTACAACTTCAACAGAGAATGAGTTTGTATCCTCATTAAATTTTACAATAAAGTCTACTCCAATCAAGTGAACAACCAAGTTCTCAGTTCTATCCACATCAACATCTTTGAAAATATTAAGTAGTTCATTCTTAAAGATTTCTACCCAATCTACACTAGGTGCAAGCATAATGGATGTCTCTAGTTTAGAGATTTCGTTACCAATCTTATCACTAACCGTACGAGTGTTAGAAATGATATGAGTTAATACCTTAATAATGCTGTTCACATCATTAAAGGAATAATTCACCATTATTGGTTGAGATTCATCTTCATAACATAAGTCCACTGTCATATAAGTGTCTATTTCTTGTTCTAGTTTTACTTCTAAGTATAATCCACTTTCACATTTTGCAGTAGAAAATTTAAGTAGTAAATCTTGGCAATTATACATATCAACTATGTCTAAGTCGAATGTTGTATTTTCAATTAATTTCTGTAATTCAGTTATTTTTCCCATATACTTATCTTCGCCTACTTCCTAAAATAAATTTCTTACCACATTTCTTACACTTCCCAATAAACGAGCCACTTCTACTTTGTGTTAGTTCAGAACCACAAGTACATTTAACTTCTTTTAATCTGTTAGCCATAAACTCATTTATTTTATCAGAATTATTCTTTCGTTTAACAGATTCTAAAAGACCAAGAGCTTTTAATGTTTCCTTGTATTCCTTCTCAATCCATTTTCCACCAGGTTCACGATGTAGACCATCACTCATCATATCCCCAAGATGAACTAATCTATCTTCTAGTATATCTTCATTCATACAAAGTTCCTTTATCTCCTCACTATATAAATGGAACAACTTTAATAAATTAATATCCAAAATTCTTTAGTTGTTCAGCTATCCCATTAATGTCATAGAAGTCATGTTTAAAATCACTATGAATCCTATCAAGGATGCCTAGAACTTCCTTATAGTTACTTCCGTCTACGGTTTCTCGTAGAAGTATCTTATTTCTAGGTGATACTTCCCCTCTTTTTAATATAACACTAAACAAGTCTGTATGCTCATCAAAGCATATCACCAACTTAACACCACAGGATTGAAGAATAACTTTAGTGTCCCCAAGCCTATTAACCAGTTTATCCATAAATACTTGTTTCCAACCAACAGTATCGCCAGGAGCTGAATATTCCTCAAAATCATTAAATCTCTTATCAGAGAAATTAGAAAATTCCATCAATCTTGAAAGTAAATCAGATAAATTAGTGATAATCTCATCCCTAACTTTGATACCATATTCAATCTTAGATAGTGGAACAGTTATGTCATCATATCCAACATAATTATATACAATGTAACTATTACTGTCAAATAGTATTTTACCCCTTAGATATGTTCCACAAGATGTATTATTTGTGTTAAAATTGATTTCTGAATCTGAATGTTCTATTTCTACTAATCTATGACCAAAATCAGATTTATTAATTAAATCATATAATTCTACTAGTTCTTTCATTAACACTCCTCAATGATAGGTCTCATCCAATAAGAATAGAAAATAGTGCCATTATTAAGATAAGAAAGAAGAGTAGAGATATATTTCTTTTTATTTTTCTCTAACCTATCTATAATGTATTCACCATCACCGGAAACAATATTCTTTGTATTAATATTAAATAATACATACTCATCCAGAATATCATAATGAGATGATTTTTGGACTGCGTGGACTGCAGAAATAAAATCACCCTTATAAAACCAACTGAAAGTGTTAGATTCATTTAAGTCTATAATATATGTAGCTTCTCCAACTTGTCGAAGTTCCTCTAAGATTTGCTTCCAAGTTTCAATATTAATACTGTCTAAATCTACCTTTAACTCATACTTACTCATTATTCACCTCAAAAATATCATTTAAAATTGCTGGAATTACCCAATCCTTGTCAGCATCTAATCCTTTGCAATATCTATTAATAATATCTGGCATATATTGTTCTAATTCCTTTAGAATAATCTCCTCATTCCCAGAAGTAATAATAGAGAAAGGATTGTTCATACATAGAATATACTCATCTGAAGGACTATAATGTTTTGCCTTTTTAGCCACCCTCATAAACTCTTTAGGGTTCTGAAAATCAGAATTATTATATGCTATCCAAAGTGTAACTAATTCATTCTCCTCCAATATCATTAAATCTTCTAATAGCTATACCCACTGACGAACAGTAATCTGATTGATAGGTACAATTAACTTATGCATCATATTCCTCAAAAACCCCTTCTAATATCATAGACAATCTAATATCATCAGTTTCTAAGAGTGCTAAATATAGTTCTATTGCTTTTTTCATATGTAATGATAACACACTTAAAATTAATCTCTCATCCCCAGATAAAATAAGATTGTGGTCTATATCATATAACACATATCTATCATTTACACTGTAATTAGGAGACATAGAAACTAAATATGCTAAATGCATTAGATTATCTTCGAACCACTCTGCTAAAGACTCCTCTTGATTACACATAATCACATATCTTAAATCGTCATATTCTTTTAAAACATTAAATATCTCTTTCCACTGTTGAAAGGTTATTTTCTCTACAGGAATTTTTAATTTATACATTTTATTCTCCCTATCTCCAACGAGTAAGACTTGGAAAATCTGCCAGATACAGACATACTGCTGGTTTAAAATCTGCATCTTCGATTGCCACATCCCTTAAATTAATTCGATAATTCGCAAATTTAGAGGTTGCTAATGCACGAGTACTTCTAAACACCCTAATCGTTCCATCAGAATATGTGTTAATTGCAAAACGTCTAACATCATACTTATCTGCCTCTTGTTCAACAAATTCTCTAACAGTCATGTACTTATCTACTTTATCACTCATCTTATTCTCATTTTAATTCTTTTTTAATTTATTTTATTTATTTTTAATTTACTTTTATTTTTCATGTAAATTATTTCATTGTTAAGGTTTTAGTCAATTTCACAAGTTTTATCTCGATATGTTTATCACTTTTTGCTTGTTTTTTGAAAATACTTGTTCGTTTTGAGGGGGGTCATCATGTTTATTTTTATTTATTTTTGTTTTTTATTTAATTATTTATTATTTAATTAATTATTCTATTTATTTTTAATTAATTTTATTTATTTTTATTCCTAATTAATCATTAAGATAGTCACTTTTATTTTTAATAAACTCTCTTAGGTCTAGTGAAGAACTAATCATTTCCATTATTAAATTAATTACTTCTTTTTCACTGTGTAATAGTTTTGAAACATTTATCATTTCTACCCTATCCATTCCATTTCTTTTAAGAACGATTGCTCCACCACATTTGTATTGACCTGTTTCTTCATTACTTATGTGTAAGTAGAAACTAACCATTATTCCTATTTCCCATTTAACAGTTTTGATACCTTGAATATTGTCTGAAACAGTTAATTCATCATTTCCATTAATGAACTCTAATATTTCTTTCATACTTACTCATTCCAATCTTTCTCTAGTTGATAAATAGTCTGGGATAATTTATTTGCTATTGAAATAGATTTATCTATTAACTCAATTAATTCTTTTTCTGTTTTAACCCGTTTACATATTCCGAGGATATCTGTAGGGTTAGCATCGTATCCTTGGTAGGAAATAGCTCCATTACACTCATACAGTTCACTACCTATGAACTCGATAGTTAAGTCTATAGAAGTTAATGTTCCCGTTCTTCCAAAAACAGTAATTGAATCCATATATGGTTCTGTGATAGTTAGAGATGTATTCTTGATTACATACTCTTCTATTTCTTCAAATAAGGTATTTTCTACCATGTTATCAATCTTCATATTTACTCCTCTAGTTCTTTTCCTATTTGGTGAACTGTATTCATTAGTTTATTAGAAATATAGATAGATTTATCTATTAACTCGATTACTTCTTCTTCTGTGTTTACTATCTTTACCGGTTGGAATACAGTTGTAAATTCATCATCATACCCATTATAGGAAATATCTATAATGCATTGATACCATCCCATTTCTACTACTTCAATACTTACTTGATTGAGAATGGATTCTCCTATTAATTATGACATATAGAACATCTCTTGAAGCATTTATCATTGATTGAAACAGGAATATTATTTCCCTTTCTGTCTTTACTGTTTTTGATACATTAACTAATTCTAGTTGAACATGTTCATCATGAAGAAAGATTCCACCTAAACACTTATATCTATCATCTTCCTTACAAACACATAAATCAATAACAGTCTGTTTTTCCCTTGTTCTTAATGTAAATTCTGTATCACTAACAGTGAAGATTGTACCACTCTCGATAGCATATTTTTCTAATTCTTTTAGTTCTAACATATCTTCACCTCTTTATAAAGCAACTTCTTCGATTGATTCATCTAATTTATCTGCACCAATTTTAACATAATTAGCACATACAATGATTACCTTTAAAAATTCGATTGCCTCAGCTTCATTCTTGAATAAAATGTTAAATTCATTAAACACTACTAAATTATCTCTACGACCAAGATTCACCTTACCAACACACTTAATAAGAGGTTGTGGTAGGTTTGGCTTAGGTTGAACATATGAAAATTTAAAACTACCAAAAACAGGTTCACATAACACTAGATTAACTTGCAAATCAACTTGTAAATCCCATGTGGAATCTTCTGTGCAGTTAAAATGTTTATTGTTACTAATAAACTCTTTTATTTTTTCTAAAAATATATTATCCATAACACTCTCCTCTATTTACCCTATCGCACGTTCAAATACAGAAAGATATTCTCTCAATGCCTCGGATAAAATATCGGATAATCCATCGTTGAAATAACAAGGAGCTAAATCGTTAATATTCTCTAACATATTTTCTAGTATCTCAATTGTTTGAGCAGATTTTGTATAGGATACTGAAATAGACCTTGTTACAAGACAAACAAATCGAAGTACATAGTTATTCTGAATACCCTTTTCAATAGATACTGCAGTCCAATCCCCTGTATGTACGTCTCCACTATACGTTGCATACACTGTATTACATAATTTTTCTATCTTCCATCCCTTTAAAGTGGCTTTTGCCAGTTCACGAACTATTTCCATGTCTTTTTCTTTATTAAGCTGTTCTTCCATCTTGTTTACCTCTCGTTCTTCTTAACTTAATTTTATCAAATTGTTTACTCATTGTCAATAAAAAAGAGGGAAATTACTCCCCTCTTATCTAATTGCTTTCTTTAGTACATCTGTCAACTCTTGAACACTAAGTTGATAGCAACCGGTCTCATGATAATTTTCCTTAAAGGTCTCTAATACAGTATTTAACCTCTCTATCGCTGAGTTAATTGTTCTGTTATTACAAACAACAGTTTTCTCGTATATGCACATAGTACCAATACTGTATCGGTTAAGCAACATAATTTTAAGTTCTTGACGTTTACTTTGTTCAGTAATAGAGAAAGAAAACCGAACTTTATAATCCCCAATAGACTTTAAACCTGTGATAATCCATTCAATGTCTGGTCCTGAAATAGACATCTTATACTTAGATAGTTCATCCCAGTCTTGTTCACACAACCTATTATACCAAACGTCATTTATCTTATCTAAACTGTTCATACACACCTACCTTATATAGACACTATATCACAGTTCAACTAAAAAGTCAAGAAATACCTATAAATATTTACTAGCATAATCACTTACAGAGGAAATAATCTCATCCATAGATAAAAATGTCTTAGATAGTTCCTTTAAATAGGAATCAAACTTATCTAACAATTCCTCACTATTTTCTTCCGTGAACTCTGCATAATATACATCCTTTTTTGTGATGTAATGTAGCAAACATATACGCATCGTTAAGTCTGTAATAGTGGGTGGGAATACCACAACAGTGACTACACCTACTTCTTTAGAGTAGTATTCTCCATTATCATTGGCAACAAACCAATTGTCAACTAAAATCTCTGTAATCTTTGATACTACATTCTTTTCCCACTCTTTTGGTTCAGTTTTAATGATTGTAACTGGATATTCTCTACAACGATAATATTGTTTTGAGAAAATCCCATTAATGTGTCTATCCACTCTTTCGGCAAATCTTAGGAAATTATCCATTGATAAGTCATTGTCGTCAATACGTGCTACCCCACTAACTAGATTAGTACCTTCCCAGTTACTATTATACAGTGCAAGTTTCATATTGTAGGTAGAATCATCTATTAAATTAATTTCTCCATCAAGACTAATTGCCAAATTACATCCACTCAAAAAATTATGGTTGAACTTGATTGAGGTTGCTTCCTCTTCGTAAATATAAAAATCTGCCTCATGTAGTTTATCAATAATTTCATTTATTTTCATAGTCTATACCTCACTGTGCAACATGCTAAAATATTCTATATCACTTGGTAGATTTTTCATAACATCTACAAGTAATTCATCTACTTCCTTAAATACTTCAGCATAATTTGTCTGATTAACTGGTTTACAGAATGTTACCCTTTCACCATTTTCAAGTATAGATACTTCTAAATTACTACCATCTCGAATACAAATAGTACCAATATATCTTCCAATCAATACTCTACCATACTGAACAAGACCGTAATTGCTAAAATGTTCATTGAACTGTTCTGAAACAGTGCTTTCTTCAATATCACCGACTTTTAAACTTGGTAATGAATCAATGTAGTTATAAATATTTTTGGCAAGTCTATTACCTTTATCACAAAAATTAGCAAAACAATTTAGGAAATAATCTAATCTATCATAAGACACCCCCTTCATACGTAAGAGATAACGATAAACAAAACTAACCTTATCATAAAAATAGATTGAAATGTCAAATAAATCTTCATATAGCAAAATACGACAACTTAAATCCTTTTCTACTTCATGGTTTACGACTATCTTATCCTTAAAGGAGAATGTTGAATAACTATCTCCAAGGTTATCAACCTTATCTATGATTTCTTTTTTGATTACTTCAATATCAAAACTATCCATGCACTCTACTCCTAAATGTGTTATTAAAGGTGATTTTTAATTCTGTATTCAACTCTTCTACTAAATCACTATTAATTACACTAGCCAACTTCTTTAAATACTTCTCTAGTTCCTCATTATTAGAGAACTTAATGTCAAAGGTTGAATAGACATAAGCCCCTAAAAAGCAACCAACACTAACCTGAATAGTATTCATATCCCATGGTGTAATCATAATATTAAATTGATAATCACTTAGATTACAAGATAAAATTATAATATTCTCTACTTCACTTGATACATCCCAATCAGATAAAATACTTTTTATCTTTGGAAAAATTTCTCTCAACTCCATTTAGTACTCCCTAGGCAACTCATAAAGTTCCCACTTACCATCTTTGTAGAGGTAGGCATACTCAATATCTTTAGCAAACTGTTTTAGTGTAGTAGTGTGACTTTCACAACCACTTTCACCTCTATCTCTATGATAGGCAACTGTGATACCTTCATGTGGTTTCTCAAAAGAGTGTTCTACTCCATTAGGAATATCTACCTCTTCTCCCAAAGAAGAAATATCTCCCAAGGCAATCAACTTCTCGACCTTTTCACGGTCCTTATAATGTTCTTTTAACATATTTAAAGCATAAGATGGGTAACCATCCCAGTGTAAATAAATAAACTCTACTTTATTTTTTCCTCTATAAATTCCAATATGTGCATTTGTGCTCATTCTATATTCTCCTTGTTCTATTTAATAATTGGTAGTTCAATTTCCTTTTCTACCTCATATGTCTTACCATCTTTACCAACAACGGTCTCTCTAATTGTTGCTTTGCTAACTTCAATCTCTGGAAGTTCGATACCTTCTGGTAGTGATACTCCCTCAGGCAACTTTAACTTTACCATCTTTTTATTAACTGTACTCATGTGTACCTCTAGTACCAAATCTTACAAGTGACTTTATCCTTAAGGATTTCACACATTTCTTTGCGTGCCCCTTCCACTAAATCATCAGTTACTCTATTATTAATTTTTGTTAAAATCTCTAATGATTCTTGAAGGTCAAAGCATCTCCATGAATCCCTAAACCCAATAGAATTACAATAACTACATCTAAAGTCAAACTCTAGTACTGCTTCCCTAAGTTCTTCTCCAATACACTCAATATCAATTTCAATATGAGTGTTTTCTACTGCATCGTTCGTTAATCTTACACGTTCCCAACCATGTCTACCATTAGGCAATGAAGAAATTTGCCAACCTTTAAGTGAGCCCTTTACAAAATTAATCAACTCATCAACTACTTTTATTTCTTTACCCTCTATCATAATTTTATACCTCTAAATATTATTGAAAATAATATTTCAAGCCTAATATTCTCCCCAAATTGTGAGAAGTGAGAGATAAATTCGTTTCTTATAGTGTCAGATTCATCCTTCTCACGAATAAATGACAATGTATTTTGATACTGTTCATATTTTTTAATCAACTGACGATTCTTATTTAAAATATTTTCTATTCTAGTCCACGCACATTTTCTATCATTAAACGGAATTTTGTTTTCACTGACTAAGATAGTTTTGTGAGTAGCTTCAGTTATTAAGAACACACGAAATCCAATTTTATTCTCTTTAAATAAATAGATTTTAATATAGATTTTATGTGTATCATCTATGAACGGTAGTATACCGTCTAAATATTGGGTAGTATCTAAAGCTGTACAACCTAAATTCTCTAATTCTTCTTGTATTATCTCTTCATTTAACATGACTTATCCCACTTTAATTAGTTAATTCTTTGCTTAATTGTTTAATACTTGCCAGTTGTTCATTCACTATATTAAGTTTATCTGCCATAGTGATAGATACTCCAATTAACTTAATTATTTCATCTTCTGTTCTTAGTGCTTTAGGTATTTCAAATTCATACTTCTTACCTTTATCATATTTTGCATAATGAATATATCCTGCAAACCATGTTTCCTCAGAGTTTTTTGGCTGAAAAAATAAATTAATGTGTACATCCCCCACTTCGTAGTTCATTTTAAGACCATTGTTAGGTGCTTCTGAAACTACCATAGATTTACTATTTGCATATTCAATTATTTTCTCATATTTCATGATAATATCCCCCTTAATTAAAAACTTAAATAATCTTTTTTATTTTTAAGAAATTCCATTATTTCTATTGAGGAATCAATCATCTCACCTAAAAGCATTATTATGTCCTTTTCACTACATTCTTTTTTAGAGATGCTTAGTAACCTTGCCTCAAAAGTTTCCCCAACAGCAAAGATTTCTCCATAACACTTGCACCTCTCTTCACCCTTCTTAGTTACATATAAATAGAAGCCAATCTTATTCATTCTCCATCTTATTGATAGTCCATCTTCTGTACGATTTGTGATGATTAATCTATCATTACTGCCTATATATTTTTCTAACTCCTTCACAATGTCCCTCCTCTATAGAGCAACTTCTTCTATTGATTCATTTAATTTGTCTGCACCAATTTTAACCAATCATCTAGTCGCATGGTTACTTTCCATTCTTCTTTGTTCCTTCTATGAAAGACAGTAGGAATAGTATTCTCTTTTTCACTATCTCTTATAGATTGCTGTAATGCCTTTTCTATATTCAGATGTTCGTCTCTCTTCACTTCTATGTGAAAATCTTTTAGTTCTTCACAAAGTACATCAGAAGTACCATCAGCTTTACCACTAAATTGTTGAGTTCTTCTAGCAGTTAAACCCTTTTCCTTTAAAAGATTAACTACTTCTAGTTCTCCAACCTTTCCTTTTCTCTTTGAATTAATCACAAATATCTCCTTACTAAGTACTATTATATCATATATTATATATAAAACAACCCAATCTTATAAATATATAAGATTTTTTACTTTTCATCTTTCACTAGCATACTCTGTTCACTTATTCGCTCTGGCTCATGTTCACATCGTAGTGTAATTTAGCCATTATACTCATTTATATAAAATTTACAACTTTATCCAATTCAAATATTAAATTTTTTAAACACCTCTTCTCCAATGTCAAAATTACACGGGTTATTTTACTATTAATTACCTTGTTTGACTAATTCCTTAAAGCCAACCACTCACGTTTCAAGACTTGACAGTAAAACGTTCGTTAAACTAATGTATGTGGAAAAGTTATTCACAATCGCAACTAAAAACGGAGAGGTGAATTGGTAGGGGAACTGAAAAAGAGATATAAAGTGCCTATCTGAAAGCACATAATATATCTCTTATAGAAATTACACACTAAAAACGTGTGAGAGATTTTGATTGTGTCGTATTCTATCATCATTAGTGTAGTCTACTGACCTATTTAATCCCTACCCTGATTATAAATAAATACTATGGAAATGGTTGACCAGATGCCAATAATTCGTTTGAGAAAGATAAACTGTTCAGACTCACAGTTCCTTAATTTCTTAGTAAAATTAAAGTTTCCAACTTTATCGTTGTTTCTCACCTTACTTACAAACAAAATGTTTTATTTGCAAGTCGGAGTTGAGGCGACTGCTACTACCCTCTATACAATCCTAGCTCTCGGCTAATCATGTTTTACTTTTTATAATACTGTCACTACTTTTGGATTTGTCATAAATTTTACTAGGTCTAAATGTAGTTGTTTAGTATACATATTTACTTTCATCAAATACTTCCTACCAATATTCAACGAACCATTTACATCTGCATTAATTAACGTGCCAACAGAAGTCTTAAATAAACCCCTATTAATGCGACTGCCTAAGTAGGCTGAATGATTAAAGATACCCTCCCCATCAAGAAAACTACATTTACTGGTGTACGATTCCTCAGCAACGATAAATCGTATGCCACGTAACTCACACTTATATTTAAGTTGGTTCATTAGTTGTGTGAGTGGGATTTGCACGAAATTTTGATTTGTCACCTTACCTATGTCAATGTCTTGTTTCTGTCCAACATTATGACCGAAAATTACCGTATCAATGTTGTACGAAGCTAATTGATTCACTAACTGTGTGGTTATTTTATGTAACAAATTCGTCAATCTATTTGCTCTTCTTGTATATACAGATTGCAACAATGGAGATGTTTTCAATCCACGTTTACTCAACTTACTTCTCAACCTAGCAATTTGTTTGTTACACAACTGATTAATAGATTTCATTGGTCTACCATTATAAAGAATTGGATGAAAACAGTTGCTTGTTACTGTCATCACATTGTTTAAACCTGGGTCTATAAATGCTACTCGTTCTGGTTTGTCAGAACGCAGTGGACCACTCGCCACTTTATACAGAACCTCAATCACAAAATGGTTACCTTTTGGCACAATTCTTGCCCCCTGAACATTGTTCTTTGGTACTTTCGTTTTAATCACAATCGAAGTTTGTGACAGTTTAATAAAACCACCATTCTTTAAACTTAAGGCATCTTTCGGATATGGTACTGTACATCTACCTCTTGTGGTGTTCAAATATCCAGGAATATTAACTGATTTTTCATAGTCACCCGCAACTTTTTTCTTCAATACGGAAAAGTAGGACTTGAATGCTTTGTCAACCAACATTTGCACTTGCTTAGCTACCTTAGCTGGTAACGCTCTGTAATCGTTCTGGTTACTGTGAGTAAAAAATCTATTGACATCGTAATAGTTTTTAAATTCCTTATTAAAGAAGCTTTCACGTTGATAATACAGTGTAGCATTATATAAGTTCTTTGCTAAAAAGGTTAAGTTGTCACATTCGTTGTAAAATTTATGGTTTTTACTGATAATGTGCCGTTCACAAAGAATCATACACTCCTTCATCCCCCAGCACCTCCACCATCATTATTAGTATATCAAAAAATTAAAATCCTGTCAAGTGGTTTATTTAACATTTTACTGTTTTAAAATCCCCACTATTTAAGGTGAAGGAATATAGTAACTTTCTCTCACCATAATCTCCTAAATCTAAGTACACCTTAACGTATAGGGAATCACTACCCACTAGTATACCTTCTGTTATTAGACGCGGGAATGGCGTTAATGTTCTTAATAAGGTGTTGTCTAGGTATGCAGTAACCCCACCAACAAGTTCATAGATTGTATCCATGTATGTTAGACCATATTCGTAACACACATTAGTTATCATTCCTCTAAATTTTTCTTTGTTTACAACTTCAAAATAGTAATCTTTCATAAGTATATCTCCTATCTCTTCATTAAATAAATAGCATAACTTACACCACAGAATATAGACTCTTTAGTGTCTTGACTGTTTCCTTAGCCAAGTAACAAGAATAGTTATATGTGTCAAATGCTACATCTTCATCTTCACATTTGATTGTATCCCATTTATCAGTCTTAAAGTCTGTATTATCCTTATAATATATCTTAACAAGATTACCATCAATAGATAGAGTTAATTGACCGAATATAAAGTCAAATACTTCTTTCTTCTTTTTGGTTACAACTGTATCAACTCTCATTCTACGGGTAACAAATATGTCATATAAGAAATCTCTGACAACTCTACCAGCAGCCTTGTCAGCTTCCATAAGTGAAAATGCTATCCTATGTATAGCACCATCAACTGTGTGTGGTTTGCAAGAAAAAGACATTATAGTTTCTTCACCCAATACATTCATCTTCTTCTTAATATGATACAGATTATCTTCTTCCTGTATTGTTAATTCAAATGTATATCCATCTCTAATATCCTTGATAATAAGAGTTGAACCAACAATCTCTGCATCACCAATCCAAAAATACTCTGAATTTACTAATTTTTCAAGTTCCAATAATTTCATAATTTCTACCTATCTCTATTCTTATTAATTAAGTATTTTTATATAACCCTTAACTTTATCTCGCATAATCACGGTCTATTAACTTTCTAGCAAATTCACCAACTCTATTCCAAGTACAGTACTGGTTCATGCCACCACTCCAATCTTTTGTGTGTTTCATCGTTCTGACTAAGATTCTTGTATTACTATCCCAACCGTTGAATCTGACATCACTAACACTGACATAAACAAACTTTGCACCATCACTTAGAACTGCACTAAAACAAAAGTGATTCTTATTAAACTCATACAGTTCCATCCCATTGTCGCTTGCCATTTTCTTTAGGTCTGACTTACAATCTCGTTGGAACTGCTCGTACTCCTTAGTTGTACTACAACCACCATCAAACCCATAATCAAACCATTTTTCACCCTTTAACATAAGCTCCTCTCCTTAATTAATTTAACTTATTTAAGATTTCCATACTTTTACAAAATAAAAAGGACTTATGAAAGTCCAAGTAAAAATGCATTAACAATGAACATTAGGAATAAACCAATATTAACAAGTAACATAATAGCATTCACAATCATTGGTTTAAATCTACTACAGTATAGGTTAGCTGTCATCAAAGCACTATTCAAGAATAGACTTATGATAGTAACAGTAGATACAACAAATACATCAGTTGCACTAAATGTTCTATCAAATACACTAATTCCCAGCATGATATAAGAAATAATTTGTGCAGCAATAGTAAATAATAGACCATTATTCTTACTCTTATACCACAAGAAGAACATATTCCAAATTGATAAACAAGATATGATATATAAGATTTTTGCTAGTGTATATACTTTCATCTCCATAAAATTTTCTCCTAAAATAGTGACAGCGGTTTGAATTGAACAAACAACTTTAGGTTCATGACTTCCAAAGCCAGCCTTGCACTGCCATAAATAGAGTTTTTATCAGTTATTGCCCACAGGATTTTCATAACTGATAGGACTATCTCTAACCCATTCTTTCTCATCCACCTTAAGGGTATTCCACCCTAAAAATACAGGACTTGCATCTCATAGGACTTAGATTAGTGTTGTTTGGTGGAAAGTCATTGTCCAGTACTCGGCAATCCACACACAACCCCAAAGGCCTCTTATAGACATGTTCAAACTGGAATTTATATATTGTTTGGCTATTCATGTCATAGAGCCAGAAACCAATATTGGTTATGACACATTCTTCTGATATAGCGCCCACGGTTTGTGCGGTTGCAGGTTCACCACGGTGGTGTCAATCCGAAGTACAGTTACCGTCAGTACCCATGACTATATTATTATACTATAGTCTTTTTAAGTTGTCAATATATCTTATGACATTTTCTTAAAAAGAATTGCCCCTAATATTACTAATAAAATTACTTCCACATGTGTGATTGTTTCTAATCTATGTTTAAAGACATCTGCAAGAATGGAAATATTGTTCATAAATACTTGCTCATCCATTGTTAAGTATTCCCATAATCCTATTAAAACCATGGAAAGTACCATCAATTAATTTCTATCTTTAATACTTCTCTAATTGACTTGAATCCCATACCTCAATTTCTAAGACCTTATTAGTATATAATGAATACATTTCCCCATCCATGTTCTCATCATAATCATCGTAAGTTCTAAAGTGAACCATTTTTATTTCTCTGTCCAAATACTTCTTAATATAGTCATAATTCTCATCATCAAGAGTGAAAGAGCCTAAACTCTCATTATTAGAGGTTAATTCTATATAGTCTAAATCTGAATCTAGCTTTTCTATTAAATCTCTTACAAGCATAATTATTCTACCTCAATCGTACAATCCCAATACCACTTAGAGTTAATGACCATGTGGGTGTCAAAAGTATAATCCAATACGTTCATAAACACCAATCCCCAGTGTTCCTCATATAAATCATCAATGTTGCCAGAGTAAAGTATCTCACAATCTCTTATGATTTTAATTTTTGAATAATTATCCTCTCTCGCTAAAAGTTCTTTTACCAACATAGCTATCTCACCTCAATCCACAGAGTCGTTGTTATAATTGGCAGCATACCATCATCAATACACTCCAGACAATCTTCTGTAAAATCAGTAAAAAAAACTGAAACATTGTACTTCTTTATTAAGGTAGTCAGGTATCTTGATAAGATTTTGTTCCCTAAAAGTATTTCCATCAAAACACGTATCCTCACCATCACAACAGATAACAATATAATCAAGTTCTGCGTGGGAACAATCTAATTTTCCTAATAGCTCATTAACTAACATAGCTTATTCCTTTCCTAATATTATTGCAAGAATATCTAATTCAGCAACAATGAAATCTCTTCCTTCATAATCCTCTGATGTACACACCTCAAAATAATTATGGTATTCTTCAACTTCCTTACTTAAAATATCTTTATCAAGATTTTCTAAGTTATATGTTTCTAAAATACACTCTCCATAGTGGTTTATTACTATCCAGTAATTACAATGTTTATGCTTATTCAGAACATCTTGTACTGTCATTATATACCTCTAAACTATTTCTTAATATCGTCTAGCATATTTAATACTTTGTTAATCTGTTCATCAGACATACGTGTACCTAGGTAATTCTTTTCTAAGAATAGTGTTAATTTATCTTCCAACGCAATAGGTTCTAACACCTTAAACGACATGATTCGTGTCCAATAAACATTGTGATTAAGAATAAACCTCTTATCTGTATCAATTAAGTCATTGAAGTACACTTCTTCACCATCTACGATAATTGCAAATTCATTATCAATAAATTGAAACAGTGTTGTTAAACGTTGCTTACCATCTAATACCTCATAAATATCCTTATTATCTTCATAGTATAATAAGATAGTAGGTCTAATCTCTGCCACACCATTAAATAGGTTAATGATATAGTCTTGCTTTTGTTTTAAAGTCCAAACTAATTCACGTTGATATTCTGGATTATCAAACCAAATAGTTTCAACACCTGGAACAATGCTTTTACATGTGCCCTTATACTTATCATAAAAAGACTTTAATCTCTCACATAAAGTAATAATTTCTAATCTATCTTCATACGGACGTCTAGCTTTAATCAATGACTTATTTAACATACTATCTACCTCAACTTTATGCACATATCATACCACAGTTTACGACATTTGTAAATAGAAAAAGTGAGATATTTTTGGTATCCCACATCTCTCATAAAATATAGGCGCCGACTAGAGGAATCGAACCTCTACAACCTTTTAGAGTTGGCATGGTTTAGCAAACCACTTACCTACCATTAGTGCAAGTCGGCATAATCAACTAACCAGTTCTTCTATTCTAGGGTTAGTTGCTAAATTAAAATATGTTTACCACGATAAGTCGAATAACTTTTCACCTATTTCTTTCTCTCTCATGTTCACAACTCTATGGATGGATTTAACTTTTTCAATCTCCACTAGAGTTTGGCATTCTCCTCACTCATCATGAACTAAGAAAGCTCCATTACGACAAATAGATATTGTGTTAAACATTGTGTCATCTAGTGAAACACCAGTATATGCAAAAAACATATCCCCACGGGCACTATCTTCTAGCAATTTTGAAATCTTTACTACATTCTCTAATACTTTTCCCTCTAACATTTTGTAAACTCCTCTATTTTGTGAAATTTTCAATAGAATTAACAAGCACTTTTGCGTTGTGTGTAATATCATTAAGGCTAAGAAATACATCGTGATACTTCGAACGTGCAAATGTATTGCAACGGAATGTGTTCTCCTTACCAATCAACTTTGAATCAATATCAATATAATCTGTATCAGTCTGGCTTAAAATAATCTCTAACTTAAACTTATTGATTTGTTTCACACCATGAAAGGTATTATCAACGTCTTGTACAAAATCAATACCTAAAAGATTTGATGATTGTTCTACTATCGTTTCAATGTTCTCCATAAATAACTACCTCTATATAATAATATATTCTACCCTAATATATAATTTCCATCACACAACTATTTAATATTTACTACCAAGATTGAAGTGAATCCTATGATACGTTCCCCATTACTATCCTCACCCCAGCCATCGTAGATAGTAAATTCCATACTGTCCACTTCACTATCCAAAACAGATAAGTCTTTATCCAAATCTTTTTTACAAACCTCACAAATAAATTCGCAACCACGATATACATGAATAGTATCAGCACCAAATATTTTATTTACTACTTCTTTTACGGTCATATAAAATCCCTACATCAACTTTTCTCTGACTTGCTTTTGAAGATAGATAGAAGTAATATTATCTACATTAACCAGAATTTCATAACTATAATCATCATAGTGTTCATAAACATTAGTGATAAAAGCACCCTCATTATTGATTACAATAGCATTAAAAACCGTTTCTTGTGGGTCAACAGCTCCATGACGAGCAACTAATGTTCCTTCTTTCTTATTCTCTAATAATTCCTGAATTTTAGTAATCTTCTTGATTGTATTCTTATCTAACATAAACATTCTCTCTTTCTTTATCTTTCTACATCAAACAATTTAATTAGATTATTATCATCTTGGAAATAGACTGCAACAACATCCTCAATAGAACAACGTCTACCAAAATTATTATTAAGTTCAGTTCCAAACACAACAATCCTATTTCCTGCCATTTGAACACGAAGAAGCCGTATAAAATATACATCGTTATAGTCTTTTGAATAAACACATTCAAGAACTATAGGGTGGGTAGCATCTCTTAATAATGTACTAATTCTCGTTGCATATTCAACCTTCTTGATATATTCCATATTGACTATCTCCTGTTCACAAATACATCATAACATAAAATACTTCTATTTGTCAAGAGATAAAAGCAAAATAAAAAGCACCTCTGGCTGGATTCGGACCAACATCAATGGTTTTGGAGACCACTATTCTGCCAATTGAACTACAGAGATATAAAGTGGACTGTTCTGGAGTCGGACCAGATTCTACCGGGCTTCAACCGGTCGCAATAACCGTACCTGCTCACAGTCCATGGAGATTCGGACAGGATTTAAACCTGTGTTCTTTAAGGTTGCAACTTAACGACTTAATCACTTGTCCACCGAACCATATTAGGGATTTTTATTAATTGAGAATATCCCTAAAACTCATTTACTTAACTTATCTGCAATCGTTGAAGATGCATAAGATTCTGGTTTAATCTTATATTTAAAACTATAGGCTGTTACCCAACCTTCTAACTCTGAGATAAATTCAGCGGTAGCACCCTTCGTTCCTATATCCATATGAACTTGGAAATCAATGTTGCTATTCTTATCCAATACATCAATACCATATTTCTTCAACTCTTCTGCAATAAATACTGCTGTATCAATCGACATAGATGTTTCTCTTACTAACTTCTCGTGGAGCATGTTCTTATTGAACTTTGAATGAGTGAAAGTGCGAGAAAAGAAGATTGCACCAGTCGTATTCCTGTGAACTACAATCGCAAGAGCAAATTTTGTTTGACTACGTGTCATGGAGTCAGTTCCGATTGCAATTTCATACTTTGCTTTCTTATCGGCTGAAAGGTAGTCTACGATATATCTGACCGTTTCTTCCAAACTCACTTTACCGTGAGTGATACTATTCAGTTGTAAGTCCTTTGTTACTTCAAAATCCTTGGTACTCATAAACTATTCCTTTCTTTGAGTTATTAGGCTTCCTCGAAGAGAATCGAACTCTTACCACAAATTTCGTAAATTTGCATACTATCCGTTATAATACGAGGAAATATAAAGTGCATCTGGTGAGATTCGAACTCACATGTCATTTCTAACACTGGTTTCTAAGACCAGCACGTATACCAATTCCGTCACAGATGCATTTTTAAGGGTTGAGATATGGGGCTTGAACCCATCCTACAAGAGCCACAATCTTGCATGCTACCACTAACACTAATCTCAACATATTAACTTCCTCTGTTATCTCCATTAACTTAACAAACTCCTTGTTATATTGGGAAAATAGAGTTTTAGAAGTTCATAATGAATTTTTAACGAGGTTTCAAACTCACAGTGCTCCCAACTAGACTCGAACTAGCACGCTGTTAGGCAGTGAATTTTAAGTCCACTATGTCTACCATTTCCATCATGAGAGCATGGCTGTCTGGGTGAGAGTCGAACTCACAATGTTACGAGTCAAAGTCGTATATGGCTACCAATTTCATCACCAGACAATATTAAGTACCTACGGAGAGATTCGAACTCTCAATTAAAACCGATTTTGAATCAGTCGTGTATGCCAGTTCCACCACGTAGGCATTAGTAGAAAAGTATTTTATAAAGAGAAATGTATTTAATGAGAGTTTAACTCTTGTTCAGTTAATCTATCTAGGATTGCTTTCTTTAGGATAAGTTTAATCTGTTCAGAAGAGTTTACTATCTGCACCTTACTAAAGAAGTTATGTAGGCCTAGCTTAGCGCAATTCTTACCAACTACTTCATCAGCGAAAGAACTGGTCACCATTTTAACATCTTCAAAGTCTAATACGATTTCTTCTTCTTTTTCAAAGTCAATCAGATTACTTACTTCTTTTCCAAGAACTCTACTACCCAAACTTGTTCCAAACTCTTTTAATTTTACAATCATGTTAACACTTCCTTTATAGTTTAAATAGTTGCTATGATAGGACTTGAACCTATATTTACATACCTATGAAATATGTTTTCTACCATTGAATTACATAGCAATAAGAGTGCCTCTGGTAGGAATCGAACCTACAATCTTACTGGGTAAGAGCCAGAAATTCTTCCATTTGAACTACAGAGGCATATGGCGGGGATAACAGGCATCGAACCTGTGACCACAAATTTAACAGATTTGGGCTCTACCAACTGAGCTATATCCCCATGTAAACGAATTTTTAAAGAGGTTTCAAACTCATAGATTTAAATTTTTATCACTACTTCCAACACGTTCAAAATGTGGTACATCATATTTTCTTAGCAGAAACAAAATTGTTCTTTTATTAAGTTCTGGGAACATTTCGCACAACTTAGTATTATAACCAAACTTCATTAAATCTACACCTGAACTAAGAATTAAATCTAATTTCTGTTTACAGCGTACCTCATCTTTGTACCAATATCGTTCTTCTGCTGTATGCTTAGGAACATACACATCACGCTTTACTGGCTTACACTGTTTTGTTGTTTTTCTTCTTGAATTAAATGAGTCGGTTATTACCTTTGCTCTACCAATTTTCAACTCTTTAATTCTATTCTCAGCACACTCTCGATGTTGACGCTTTTTCTCATTCAGTTCAGACATGAACTCGTTATATGCGAGGTGATTTTTTGAGACCAATTCTTTGATTTTTTCTTTCTGCTCTTGACTAAGTGTTGAATATTTAGCCTTACAATCTGTGTCACATGTTAAGTGTCGCATATCGTGTGAAGGCAAATAGTGTTTACCACAAACTGGACACTTAATAGATGTCATAAATTTCTCTCGTTCTTCTTTTAAGAGTTTTGTGAAACCTCCTAAATTCCCAACATCAGGTATTTTGTAGCCTAAATTTAATAAAATCTTTTTAATACTTAGAACAGACAACCCAACATACTGACGAATCTCACGGATAGACAATCCTGCATTAAATTTTTCTGCTACAATATCTATGTCTTTATGCGAGATTTTATTGGCTACTAAGGGGGTTGGCTTTGCATTGTTTGTTCCTGTTGAATGCTTATTATATACACTGGCTTCTTCTCTAACTTTGTTTATCCAATATGTTTCTCGGTCATTCAACATACTATCATCATCCACAGTTTCTAATACAAAACTATCAAAGTTATCCCAACCATATTTAAGAATATCTGAACTGAATGACTTATTATTCTTATAAGATACTTCTGGTTTTGTTCCAATTCTATTCGCTAATGTCCGATGCGTTTGTCCAATATAACATTTGCCTGTAATTTTATTTTTGTGACAATAAATAATTCCCATTTTACCCCCAACTAACAGCCAACTGTACTACCTTTGTACTATGCTCCCAATATAGTCTGCGAGGCAAGATTTGAACTTGCGACCTCATCCTTCCAAGGGACGCGGATTAACCAAACTTTCCCACTCGCAGATATTGATAATATGTTTTTAGAAAGAACATATAAAACTTTAGTACCAGTATCAAGAATTGAACTTGAATATGAGCCTTATCAGGACTCCACACTTCCATTGTGTTATACTGGTATGTTAAGTGCTTCTGGTTGGAATCGAACCAACGATTCATCGGTTAAAAGCCGATTGCAATACCACTTTGCTACAGAAGCATGGCGGAGACGGAGAGACTCGAACTCTCATACCCTTGCGGGTAACTGGGGTTCAGGCCCAGACAGATGCCAATTTCTGGTTACGTCTCCGTTTATGGTACTCCCAACCAGAGTTGAACTGGTATTTCCACTTTGAAAGAGTGGCGAACGAACCGTTATTCGATGAGAGCATATAGTCGCTAGGACAAGATTTGAACTTGTACATACAGTCGTAAGTGGACTGAGTTCTGACATTGAACTACCTAGCAATATGGTGGGAAGGATAGGATTTGAACCTATGTGTTTACCCAGTGGGAGTAGATTTACAGTCTACCGTGTTCAGCCAGACTCCACCACCTTCCCAAACTAAGTTTTTGAAGAGAACTCATTAACTCTAGTGTTGGTTATAGGAATCGAACCCATATCTAATGTTTACAAGACACTTATACTAACCGTTATACTAAACCAACATGTATGGTACACCATGACAGACTTGAACTGCCAACCCCTTGTTTGTAAGACAAGTATTCTCCCAATTGAACTAATGGTGCATGGCGGATGTGACGAGAATCGAACTCGCATGTTTCTCCGTGACAAGGAGATGGGACTAAACCATTGCCCTACACACCCAAATATTAAGTTTTTAATGAGAACTTTAACTCATAGTACCCTTACTCAGAATCGAACTGAGACTATATGGGTAGAAACCATATGCACTATCCATTATGCTATAAGGGTATTTAGGTGGAAAGTACGAGAATCGAACTCGTCTGGTATCTTGATTGCAAGTCAAGTGTTCACCCCATGCAAACCCACTTCCCATATACAAAATTAAAAGGACAACCAACTTAAATGGATTGTCCTGTATCAAAAATCTAATATTCCTATTTTTTTCTAGTTATATCGTTAATTTTTAATACAGTCTACCCCTATCTTTAAGTTCATACCAAAAAGGCATGTCAAAAACACTATGATTAATGGCATATAAGTTTTTTGAATTTGTTCTTACTGTTAACATAATGTTTTTCTCCTTCTTTTGAACTATGAGTACTAGGTTGAAGATTTATTGGAAGTTATCTCTTCCTACATCGAAATTGATGTACCTAACTTGCGAAAGTTTGCATTTTTCCTTTTGAATTTGCTGTTCTCAACCTAAGTTTAATGGAGCAGGTAGCGAGGGTCGGACTCGCATCGTTCGGTTGGAAGCCGAAAATAATAAATCCGTTATACGATACCTGCAAATATAGAGGCTAGATGGTTTTATATTCTTTACCTAATAGAATTTTTGTTTGCTGATACCACCTAAAGTGTATGTTGTTTCCATCGGCACAACACACAAAGCCACCATTTACATATAAAATTATACCACAACATAGTATAAAAGTCAATAGCTTTTACCTACTAAAGTATAAATATTTTTAAGGTTTTGCTGGCAATCAGAATTGAACTGACTAATTACACAACCAGTATCAACATATATTTCGACCATGCTCCACAACTAACTCTACCTGTTGAGATACCTGTTCCCGCAAAGACCAGGGTTGGATTCGAACCAACATCAGCCTAGACCACAGTCTATCATATACTCTCAACTTTAACCATATACTTCATTGAGATTGTGAGGTTAATTACTCCTCACAGAAGTTTTAAGAAGTTCATGACCCTCTATGGAAAATATCACCGGTTTCAATGATGATATTTCAGTAGAGAACAACTGCTTTCCACTCGGGGTACACAGGTATTCTCTATTGAAACACCACCAAGATGTTTCTGAATATTTTTTTGCTTTTTCTGGCTTACTGTCTGTTGTTCAGGTGTAGTTTAACCTGTTTGTTTTTAATTACATTTACATTATATACTACTTCTTTTTATTTGTAAATAGTTTTTTATAAACATTTTTAAATTTTTTCAACTTTATACGTTGACATACCTGTGAAGTATGTTTCAATATCAGTTAATGACAATTCTTTGCCTTGCATTTCAGCAGGTAAACTCATACCCACAGTCGTAACTGTATTGGCAAGAGATGCTAAATGAAGCGGTAGTACACCGTACACATCGTTACCTGTTACATCCTCTGCTGTTGCATGAGCGATTACCTTATCGAAAGTAATTCCCATGTTTGAGAAATATTCAACTAATGCCTCATGTCTAGTAACCAACACTTTCATACTTGTACCTCTTTTGTTTACGAGATTATCTTATCACAAACAAGAATGGTTGTAAATAGTTTTTTGAAAAAATTATACAATTTCTATACAATTATAGATGAACCATATAGATACAGGACTAAAACTCTGTAGCGCTGTATTCTGGATGCTTAAACTCTACATCATTAGGGTCAACATTTGACAGAATATTATCTAAATTTTCTGTACTGCATTGAAAGAAGTTATTGTCTGCTAATTTCTTCAATAACAAGTCTAATTGCTTTCTTAAATCATAACCTCCACAAATAGTTTTGCATCCATCAACTTCCCTATATCGCAAGTAACTAATATAATCCTCGGGCATTGAGTAAATGTCATCATAAAACTTACCCCCAATAATACCCTTCATGATGAACCTGTTTTCACAGAAACCACCATAGATAGCAGTATCAAATATGATAAAGTGTTTATCGGTTTCTAATGTCTTTACTTTCTCCAAACACTCACGTAGGTCAACATCCTTATTTGTAAGAGTTACCACCAGTTCAAAATCTTTTAGACAAGAGAAACGATTAATTACATAATCTGGTGTTTCTTTCTTCTTAAATTCTTCAACGATAGTTTTAATATCTTCTTTAACTTGTTCGATATTGTCCTCGGTGATAGTGCTAGAATATAGAGAACCTGCAAGAAATCTAAGAACTTTACGAGGTGTAAATGTCTCACTATTACCTACACATAGACCAATTTCAATGTGATTGGGTACATATATTAAACACAATGAGTTTTTCTTTCCACGGTATCCCCAACAACTCCAATCATATTCAAAGCCAAGTTGTCTAAAGAAATCAGCCATTAACTCATAATTCAATAAGTTAGAAACAGTGTCTTTCATAGCAAGAGTTCTCCTTTACGATTTTAATTATAGCATAGTTGTTTAAAATGTGTCAATACAGAATACATAAATAAAAAATAAAATGGTAATACCCATTTAGGTAATACCTACAACCATCACCCACCACAATTACAAGTGACTTAATCAACGGATTTCGCTGTGGAACGAACTCTGGCACACATGGTCGGTATTGAACCAACTTCTCTTTAATCTATAGAAATTAAAGTATTTTACCAAGATAAACTACATGTGTATGGGCGTGACTATGTTTATACACTCCACGCTTTAGTGCCTTCTTTTTGAGTGTCTACCCACCTGTTGGTCTATAACATTACACTACACTCATGGTTTTGCAACCAAAATTTTGCCAACAACTGCGATATTCCATCGCTCATACAGGACTTGTTTACTTTGCTAACTGATTTAACTTCCTAGGAACGTACTAAGAACATTAAGGCAGTCGCAATGATGCGTTCAGACGTTCATCCAATTTGGGTATTCGCATCGACCCCGTAAAGAGAACACCTAATTAGATGTCCTCGCATCTCTTGTCCACAAACGTGGATGAGTCAGGCAAGTATTACCTTGCATTTTTTAAACTTCAATTAAATACCTAGACGGCCGCAAACCAATGATTATTTTTATTAAGAAGTTTAAATGAGTTTTTGTGGTTAGGCAACTCATACCTACTATGATTTCCCACATCATAGAGAATGGCCCTCGGTTAACAAATCTTAGATAATGTTTCGAGTATCTTTGGGTTTATGCTTAATGATTAACTGGATTCCCACCAGCGGTCCTCCTACCATGTCCCGTCTCATTGACTATCTAAGCATAGTCGGTCAACTTTGTTACTCTTATCCTTAACTAATAAGGTTTTGAGTAATTAACCATGAGTTTCTTTTTTGGGTTCTAAAGAAACTTAAACCTCGTAAATCCATATCCTTGACGAACAAGGTTTTAGGATAGTGGTCTTAGGGGGAGTCGAACCCAATCCACATTCACCCTTATAAGGAGTGTCCATTACCGTTATGAACTATAAGACCGTTTTGTAATCACCAACTAAGAGATAAGGAATTGGTGGGAGTCGAACCCACGCAGTCAATATCTTGACCAACCCGCCATCATGGGTTGTGCATTGCCTTCCTACAATTCAACTCGAACGTGATTACATCTATTATATTAACACACTGTATCTAGTCTGTCAATACTATTTTTTATTACTTTCTCAAGCCAGAAAAATGGTAAGTCTTTAGCCGAGCATAGTTTCACTTTTCTTAAAGATATTTAACAAGTTCTTTCACAATTGCTTGCAATACATCTACTACGATACTATTTCCTGCTTGCTTGTATAAGATTCCACACTTACACTCTTTTCCTCTTATATATCTAACAGGATATAATTCTCTACATTTATAGAAATCTTCATCATCAAAACCCATACCTCTCCAAGATTCTAATTCTGTAAGATGTCTATACTTTCCATCTTCTGACTTAAAGATATTCACATTTGGAACTTGGTCTGGTTTTGTTGTTAGGGTTTTAAGGTATTTCCCTACTAGCATCTTTCTTCCGTTATAAGGATTATTAGGCATTTCACCTAACAGTATCTTGATTGTTCTATCTGCTACCTTATATTTATCCCAATCAACATCTTTTCTAATATCTCTTCTAAAGGTTTCATTGGTTTTGTTTCAAGATTATCAAAATCAAACTTCGTATCCCCTAAGATACTAATGGTGAATACTCTATTTCTTGTCTGTGGAATACCAAAGTCTAAAGAGTTTAATATCTTAAATGAGTTAGTATATCCTAATTCTTTCATCTTCTCTAAATATCTCTGGTACTCTGGATATTTTGTTGTTACAGCAACATTCTCCCATAAAACAATCTTTGGCTTGTATTTTGCCTCTCTGATTGCTCTAACAGTTTCCCACATTAGGCTACTTGTAGTTCCAGAACCTTCTACACCACCTTTTCTTAGCCCAGAGCTACTGAAGGACTGGCAGGGCGACCCATGTATCAGCAAATCAATTTGGTAATCTGGTAAGTGATAATCACACACGCTCATGGGTTGGTAATTTTCATTAAAGATAGCATTATAAGATTTACAAGCATTCTTATCTATCTCTACATATCCTACTGATTGATATTCTATATTTTCTTTATCTAGTGCTTTTCTTACTGCACCGATACCACCAAATAATTCTACTACCTTAATCATTTACAATTCCTTTCCTAAAAGAAAAAGAGCAATTCCTTTACAGTCACTGCTCTTAGATGACTTAGTGAGTTTTAGGGAAGAGCTAAGATTGTACACTCTTACACTCTCTAAGCAATCAGACACCCCCCTGATTACCTAGTGCAACTCTTCAACCCACCAAAAGAAGTTTGATTGCATCCCAAAATAAACTAGTTAGAGGTTTGTTCACAGAGCCTCTCTCCGTTTTCAAGACCAGTGTCCTAAAACCCTATGTAGAAACAAATCTACACATTTGCGAAAAATATTATTTTTCAATGTATTTTTGCAGTTACCCTAACTATTCTAATAAGTTCTTCTATTTTCTCGTCAAATAGCGAAACGCCAATACACAGACGCAGAACAGTTCAAAAACGTTTCTGTGTATCGTCAGCACCAATTCTACCCTATTTCTACACCCATGGAATATGGTTAAGCTGGTATCACCTAAGGTCTTATGCTGATATTCGATATCTTAGGCTTGCTCACTGAGGCAGAGTTCTCCATCTTTTATCGACCCCCAACTTAGGTATGGACTCACCAAAGGACAGTTATTGTCAGCCTTTAAGACAAATTAATTACACTAGGTTTTAAATGAAGTGTCAAGATATTTTTGAAATTAAGTATTGGATGAAGAGGTCAGCGTTAAGGACAAACTGATTATAGGTATCTATTCTCCATGTTTTCTTTCCGTTGTAATTAGATATACCACTCTCATATTCAAATCTGCAACATTGTTCTAGCATTACTGCACAGATAATGTTTGTTTTTAATTCCTCAACATCTTTATTTACTTTATACTGTTCGATTGCTCTGCATGACCATAATAAAGTGTTAAGATTATTGAACACATTATACTCCTCTAATTCCCCATGAAAAGAGATTCTATAGGTATTGTAGAATAATAAATCTTTGTACTTGTCTATTAGCTTCCAATCATTTTTAGTTAAGTTTGTCATGACAGATATTCCGATGTAGGTTCTTCCTCTTCTTCCCCCATACTTCCAGCAATGAGTTCAAAGATTATATCATCTAAAGAACGTACTAATGCTAATATTGTGCTAAATGGTAGTCCTTTTTCTTCCCCAGTACTTTCCCCATTGATTAGAATATCCACATCAAACTTTCCATCTTTCTTTTTGATGTCAATATCATATACTTGACCTTCAAATAATTCAATTTGAAGATTACAAGCATTGCTACCTTCCTCGGTATTGATTGTGAATACTGGACCTGCCATATTTAGCAAGACTAATTCCTCTGACGTAAATTTTTCCATACGTTTTTCTCCTTTACAATATTAGTGTATCATAGTTTTTAAGGGTATGTCAATACCTATTTAACCAATACGTTTACAAAACTCTCTATTTTCAAATAGCTCGTTATCAGACATATTTAACAACTTAGCAGGGATAACATAATCATTTTGTAATTGATGAATTATTACTGATACATTAACATCTTTACCTACAACATGCCATAACACGTGTATATCTGCACAATCACTGAAATCCAGTTCTCTAGTAACTTCAATAATGTGTAATAATCGTCTATCGAACATCTTATTTAGGTAGATAATCTTATTCTCTAAGATTTGAGATAACATCTTAATATCAGAAAGTGAGAAATCTTCTAAATTATGTCCTGCCCAGATATTGTCAACCGCTTCCCAGAGCTTAGATACTAACCTATCCTCTTTAATAGATGTAGAGAAAGGAGTTTTGAATGTTACATCCCCTCTACCCATATCTCTAGGTAATTCCTTATCAAATAACACTCGGTACTCATCTATATCATCAAAGCCTGAGTGGAAGAATACTACTGCAGAAGCTAATTTATAAATATCTCCGTACTCTTTATGTTGTCTTAGTCTTTGCATTGTTAAAATAATATTCTGATGTGCTACTCTACCAAAACGAATGATACTGGTAGCAATATCATGAACTAACTTCTGTCCTTCCTCTGACATATCAGAAGTATAGAACTCGTCAAAGCATAGAAGTAATCTTGTTGGATGATATTTATCAACATTCTGACCTTCGATGAAGAAAGAACTTCCCTCTTTCATCTTTTTATCGTAGTATTCATGTGCTAACAACCACTTTTGTTGTCCATCCTCAAGATGCCAAATAATATCGTCTGGCATATACTCTCTACCACCGATTACAAAAGTTTGTACTTCTTTACCAACCAATTCATCTAAAGTGGTTACACCTTTCCCTCGTAGCAATTGATTACGGAATTTTTGCTGTGAAATAACCACATCATGTAATGATTTTAATTCTGACTCAGTTAGAGTATGTCCAACATTTAATAAGTCTTTTACAGTACTATTAACCTCTTTGAAATCTTCCTTGTGGTCATCTACATAAAGAATATCTAAATTGGCATACCGTTCTCTTGCTTGCTTTAAAATATCCTTAATTGTACGAGATTTTCCTGTTCCGAAAATTCCTACGAGCATTACGCTAGTTATCTTGTTTAAATCTAAATCCAATTCTTTATTTTTTCCTAAATTAATTTTCATGATTTTCTCCCTTAAGATAATAAACCTTGTTCTTGTTTATCCTCATCCATCTGTTCAACGATTACCGATAATAAACTTGTATCTAATTCTCTCAACAATGATGCTATATTTGAGAATAAGTCTTTTTCTTCATCAAGTGCCACATTTCCATCTGGATTTGTGATTGTTAAAAAGAACTCCCCATCCTCATTAATTCTAATCTGAATGGTAGAAGTGTATTCAGCAACAAAATCCCATTGTACGGTACAAATATTCTTCTTAAAAGTAACTTTTGCTAGTGATGCACTAGCTTCTAACAAGCCCTGTTCAAACTCTGTAAATCCCACTAGAATAACCCCCAGTCTGAAAATTTCTCAAATCCACCTAAATCGTCAATAAACTTCTTTGCAATAGCAACAATCTCACTATAAGGTTTTCCATCAAGGTATTCATCACCAATAGCACAACTTAACTCAACTACCTTACCTGTTTCTTGTGCCTTTAAAAATGCATAGATATTAACAGATACATCTGCTTTAGAACAATCCTTACCATTAATTCCACCACCAGTTACAGAATCTGCCATATCAGAACCTAACTTGCGATTTGTACAACCACTATCTACACAATACCCACCAGTCCAATCACCTAAAGGATTGACAACTGCATTTGGATGTTCTTTCTTTAACTTTTCTGTTTCTGCATTACTCTGACAGATAATTAATCGTTCCCCATCTAACACATACTTACCGTCAAATGGATACTTGGCATAAATCTCTCGTGCAATCTTGGATAACTTCTTTTGCTCTTCTGTTAAAGGAACACCCCTAAAAATACCATTATCTCCACAGCGGATTTTATCCATTTGATTTCCTGCTAAATGCACATCTTGTGGAACAATAATGACTTCTGTCTTTGCTTTTCCTAAAATACGTTTAACAATAGACTTAACTTCGGATGTACTCATCTTAACAGAAGTTTCTACGATAACAAAACAACTATTGTGTCCTAACAACACTTCTACTGCAACAGTAGGTCTATCAGACTTAGAATATGCTAAGTCTACGATTGCACCACTGATTCTATCTGCGATTTTATCTGGGTGCATTGGATTTACTTTCTCAAACATTTTTAATTTCCTCTCTTCCTTAGTGAAAAAGAGTGCCTAAACAGACACTCTATCGTAACGCTCATTTTGTAATGTAGTTAGCATTACAGTTACTGGGTCAATCTTCTGTTTTACAACAGTTTCACCCTTTTCATTAACTGTTTCAACGTACTCTGTTCCGTCGATAACATTCTTAAATAGTACTGGGGAATATCCACTTACCATAGCAACGTTAGTACCGTTCTTATCCTCTTGGAACATTCCACAATTACTTGTACGAACATTCCAGTACACGATAGCAGGCATTTCATAACCATGTTCAGTGAACTTCTTAGCCCAATCTCTATGAAGAGTGTTACCACTTCCATTAGCATGGTCAAATTGCATATCAGAGATAACATACAACTTGTTTGGTAAGTCTGACTGAGAACAGTTGTTCTTAATAGCAGTATCTAAGATTAATTGCAATACCTTATTGAAGTCTGTGTTATAACCCCAATCAGCATTTCGCATATTAAGTACCTTATCAACAATATCTTCGCCTTGAACCTTTACAAGTTCTGGATTACGAGAGAATGTGATAAATCTATTCTTAAATGGTCCGTTACACTTATCTGCACAGTACAAGCCTAAAGAAACAGCAACTGCCATAGGAGTACCATACATAGAGCCAGATACGTCAACTACACACAAACCTGTTTCATTTCTGCCCTCGAAGTAGTTAGGTAAGTTCTGCCACATTGCTTCATATAGGTATCTCTCTGCAAGACTTGGGTTCTTATCCATAATCTTGGAAACAATATCTACAGGAATAAGTGTTCCAGCATTCACTTTAGCCTTACCTGTCATTAGCTCCTTTAAATATGCTAAATAACGTTCTTGTGCCTTACGTATAAATAATTCACGATAAATCATCTGTGCTTTAGATGGTAACTTAGAGAAATCAATGTCCTCATAACGATTTTCTGCAATCTTAATTTCAACTAAGTCTAATGCTCTACGTAACTTAGATAAAATCTTACGATAATCACGTTCAGACATATTAAGACTATTTACAATCTTTAATGCTACCTTACGTGTATTCTTAGTACCGTTTGCGGATGGTAACCACTTAGCCATAAGGCTTGGTACTCCACCATCATCAACAGATTTAACATCTGCATCTAATGTATCCTTAATCAAACCAAGAACTTCACGTTCAACTGGTGTATCTAATAAGCATAATAAATCGTCATAACGACCATAGAAAGCAAAGTTATCTAAGTTCTTAACAACTACTTCTGGCTTATTCTTTGCAAGATAATTCATAATAACACGGAAAACTCTACGTTCACCCTGTCCACCACGAATATCACGGATATAGAATAACAACTTCATTGCTAATTCCTTATCCTCTGCAAAAGCAAGATTAAAAGTCTTAATAATCTCTGTTGCTTCGTTAGTACGCATTGCACCTAACTTACCAAAAGCATCTAAAAGACCGCTCTTAGTTGACTTTAATGCAACTGCTCCATTCTCTGTTTCTGTAAAATTTAGCTCATTCTCTAATAAATTTGTAAAATTCATAATTAACTCTTACCTCTTTCCTTCTTGTTCTGATTGGTTTTCTGACTAGAAAAATAGTTCCATAATTTGCTGTATAGTAAGAAAAATTTACTCTAAGCCTTTGTCTTTTCTTTATCTGATAGAAAAATTTTTTTGCTGTGTGCTTGGAAAAGTGAACATTTTACTAAAGGGCGAAAACGTACAAAAGCCACTATGGTGGTTGCTCAGATTTGCACTGAGGATATTCTAATGAAAGGAGGTAATTTTGAATATCTAACTAATACAACCACATATGACGGGGGAAAGACTCGAACTTTCGACCTTGAGATTATGACTCTCACCATCTGCCAACTGATATACCCCGTTATGTTGAGAGGAAATAAATCCTCTCGATGTTTTGATTTACCGATTAAAATGGTAAGTCATCAGACGCTACATTGAAATCAGCAACGCTTGTCTGTGTAGCCTTTGGTTCAGAAGTACCTTCAGACTTCTTAGAACCTAATAGTTGGATATTACTTGCTACAATCTTTACATTGTAACGTGTTTCTCCTTCCTTAGTTTTCCAAGATTCCTGAACTAACTTACCAGTTACACCAATCTGAGCACCCTTTACAAGATACTGTGTTAGTGTTTCTGCTTGCTTTCCCCAAACACTTACGTTGAAGAAACTTGTCTTAGCCTTTTCGCCAAAACCATCTGATGTTGCAATAGAGAAACTAGAAACTACTGTTTCTCCTGCTTGGCGCATTTCAGCATCCTGTGCTACACGCCCTACGATTGTTACTACATTTAAGTCCATTACTTAATCTCCTTGTTGCCAACATTGAACAGCATGGTCAACTTACTGTAGACTTAGTTAATGTCAAAGTCTATGACAAATTTACTAGAAAGCATTTTCATTTGGCGGATTCAAAAGTCTGCTTTTTCTTGTTTTGTTTGCTGTTGCTTCCTAAAAATTACATGTCCTTTGATGTGCTATGTTCACATCACTGTGATATTTGTCTTATACACAATATACTTCTCCTAGCACTTACTCTTTTACAATTTGACAATTTAGGTGTCTTACAACCATTTGGCATGTAACTAAAATCTATTTCTTTATTAAATATATCACTAAGTCTTGCAAAACCACTACTCATTCTGCTCTTAATAAAATATTCTTTTCCAAAATACTTAACTTTATCAAATCTTTTAAAACCAAGCAATTTACCTGTTTGAAGTTTTTGCTCCCCTACAATACCACGTGTCAATTTTCTACTGGCATATGGAACTCTTCTTTTATAGAAAATCTCGTTATTACACTTAAATGCCAACCCACCACTAGCAATTACACAAGCATCTATATAATGGTCTTTCTTTAGTTTTAAGTGATTTCTATTTTCACTTGTTACAAAACCGAATGTTTCTATTGCTTGTGGATAAACTTTTAACAACTGACTTCTAATAATACTCATATGTGTGGCATGTTTGAAGTTCATCTTCTTAGGTTTCTTATCTATAACAATAATACCCTTATGTACTTTCTTATGACATTCTTTACATAGAGTGATGAGGTTATTCTCGTCATCACTACCACCATTTGTACGATAAATAATATGGTGAACATCTAATCTACAGTTCCTCTTACCACAACATTGACAAGTATAGTTATCCCTATGAAGAACAGCTTCTCTTCTTGAAGAATATCCATAGTCAAAACCTTTTTGGTAGCCCCACTTCTTAACCTTTTCGTTAATTAAGGAAGGTGTTTTCATTAAAGCAGTATCAAACTGGCTTACCTCTAAGATAATGTTTTCATCTAATACAGGTAAAATCTTTTTACAAAATTCAATCTCGTCAATATGGGCTTGAACTTTGTGTTTTACAGAAGGTGGTAGTCTATCTTTCTTAATTGAGTTTCTCCTGTTTAGGAATCTACATTTTCTGTAACGTGTTTTTCTAAATCGTCTTTTGTGTCTATACATTCTGCGAGAATCCATCTTTTTCTTGATGTCATCTCTTAACTCTGTTTGAGATTGATACAATACTCTATTATTGCTAACAACTGCTACACCCACATGTTTAGAACCAGTGTCAACTCCACAATAACATTCCTTAACAACGTTATTTTTTGGTTCAAACAATAATTTAATGGTGAATGGACAACGCTTTACTACTTTTGCTCTTTTACTTTTTAATAATCTACGAACTTTGCCACAACGAGATATTGGCATAAGTGGTTGTCCACTCTTGTCTAATACATACACTAACATACGTTATGTTTCCCTTCGTTGATAATAAGTTTTATGTTATACACCAGTACTTATTAAACTGTAATGCCTAACCAACTTCTATTATCAAAGTTGGTATTGGTCTTGGCATCGTCAATGTTAATTAAGCTTTTTACAACCAATTCACAGGACTATCTATACACTAGTATCCAGCTTAAAATTGATTGACAGAGCAATGGTCTTGCCCAATAACCCCAGGTGTCTTGACTTAACTAACGTAGTTCTCATTTCTGAGACTTAGACTTGTGAATGTTGTGCGCCTTCTTGGCGCATACCTTTAGGTGTGTATTCGTTCACGTTGCTTTCTAATTCTACTACTATTTTAGCACAACGTTATGTAGTTGTCAAGAGGTTTAAGTACTTTTCTAAAATTATCTCTATAAACTTTCAAACTCTTGTTTATCTAAGCCACAAAATGCTTTAATGTGCTTTCCTGTTGTTTGAGAATACTTAAACCACAAGCGCTTTAATTGCCCGTTTGGTTTTCTTGAAATGATTGGTGTGTTGTAACTATACAATGTTTCTGTTCCGTCTTCATCAATATGTACCAATGCTTTGCCATAAAAACTTTCTTGACCCTGTTCTTTTGTAGGTCTCAATTCATAAATTTCTTTCATATCCACCTCTACCATCCGTAGCTTGTTGAGATTACTGAATCATCTGAAAAGCGATGATAACAACGCCCATCCCAATCATCACTTATATTATCTCCTAAAGCGTTTAAGTCAATGAAGTCCATTGGGTTAGGGTAACCATGAAAACTCTGTTCAAACAATCCACAAGAGGAATACACACCCTCTTCAAGTTCATACTGTGCATAATCTGCAAGAGTACTATACCAGATTAATTCTTCCTTTTGCCATGTGCCTTCACTAACTTCATTCAATAATTCTTCTGCGAGTTTAGGGTGTGCATCCTTAAAATCTTCAAAATTACGATATAAGATATAACTCATTTATTACCACCTAATTTGTTCGATATGCGAATAGGTCATCTGTTAGTTCTAATTCCTCACCATCATATCCAGACAAGAAATGCCCGTAACCATCGGCATTAACTGCATCTGCACAAAATTGTTCAAAACCACCATCTACACACTTCTCCAATAGTTTATAGACAACCTCATTCTTATCTACTAATGCTTTAAATACTTCACTAGGAAGTTCTGTTTCTTCTGCTAAAAACTCTGGGATGAAGTAAGAACAAGTCTCCTTAATGTTATCATGTAATTCTTCTTCTCTTTCATCTTCATCTAATACTAGATACTCACTACCATCATCTAACTCAAAATAACGACCAGACACACTAATATTATCTTCTTGAACATTTAAACACTTTGCTAATAAATTCTTCTTATCTTCTATGCTATAGCCCATAATACTATACCTCTACTACTTTCTTGTTTTAAACACAATATCTTCAATGTTGCAATCCCACTTCTTTAGGTCGTCTGCATACTTCTGTAAGGCTCTTGCGAACTCTTTTGCTTCCTTTTCCCCAACATGCTTTGGTTCTAAATCAATAGCTTCTCCATGTCCTTCTTCTAAATATGCAAACCCAGTAATTTTTCCATCACGTGTTACGTACACCTTAAAGAATCCATAGTTTGAACTCTTATAGAAACTCATAAATTCACAGGTTCTATCATTCATGCTAAAATCAAAATTTGTACCATCATTACCATTCATATAGAAGATAGTACCATTTTCTATTAACATACTATCCGTAATCTCTGGGAATCTATCTCTAATACTACTTTTGATATAGTCTAATACCTGTTGTTTTACTCTATCTGCTGTTGACATCACTTTTCTCCTTATCTAAATTTGGTCGCCTAAATCGTCAGGTATGTTCCAATTCTCATCATCTACGTTATAAGGTTTTGGTCGTTTAAAGTCTAAGTCTAATTTACCATATTTATCGCAATGTACCCAAGCACTATAGAACTTATTCTTCTTAGGGGAATACATTCCTTCAATATATATCCATTCTCCTGCTACTAATTGTTTCTTTTCTTCTGGAGTAAGTTTATGTTTAAATACTTCATCTCCTAATGACCAGCCTAAAGCCTTAAAACCATAGAATAAGAATCCTTGGTATTCTTGTTTTTGAAGATTACCAATAACTGTCTTTTCTTCTCCATTGGAGGTTACAAGTTCAAATGTAATCTCCTTACCATCCAGTAATTCTTTGCATTCTTCATCAGAGAAACGATATGTTCCATATACTCTGCTAAACTTAATGTTCTTACCATTAAATTTACCTTCATATTGCTCTTTTTCATCACCTAACTTAGGTAGTTTTAACCATTCAGAGATTACTTTTGATAAAACTTCTTTGTAGTTACTATAATCTTCTTCAAAAGCAAGTGGAACTCTAAAACAAGAACAACGAGTAGTTAATACTTGAATTGTATTTCCCCCACACTTTTCATCATATCCAAAGTAAATATCTTGAACTCTTTCATCTGGTACTACTTCTTTGGATAGTGCGATATACATTTCATTGAACATATCTCTATGTTTCTTGTATTCTTCTCTGTCTACTAAAAAACTTCCATCTCCATACTCAATTCTAACGATTGACATATTCTTTAACCACCCTTCTAAATATTCTCAATATGTACTCCTTATCATAACTACCAACTGCAATCGCCTTAGTTGTTTCTGTATGCCCTAAACAAATTAGTGATGGTTCAATAATATCTAACTCAACACTAACTGCGTTTTTTATCTTCGCACCATCAGAAACATTCAACTCACCAACATCAGTTACGATAGTATTATTATCAATCTTCACCATAAAACACTCCTACAAGTGATTTCTACCCTGTTTCTCATTCTCGTCTGCCTTACAGAGAACAGTGTAAGGTACTGGTATACACAACTCTTGATAGTATCTGACAATCTGACCTACTCTTCCGAACAGGACAGTGATTAACTTCTTTGTTCGATAGTTAAATATCTTGATTGTTCCATCATCATAGATTGCATGTATCTCTAATCCATTCTCATGGTGTTTATCAACGATGAAAGCATTTACTAACTTAATGTTATAGTTCATGTGTTTAACTCGTTCATTTCTGTTGATATAGTGTTCTGTTACGTATTTAACATCATCTAAACCCTCGATAGGGTAAGTATCAAGAACCTTAAAATACTTTTCCATAAGTTACCTCACAAATACAGTTTAACATAAGAAAAAGGGAAAGTCAAACATTATTCTTGTCTCTCCCAATTTCTGACTTCCTTACTATTAATAAATTCCTTATTAGACATTATATCATCAATAATAGAGTTAATATTATCTCCATTTTTTAACCCATTTAAGATTGTTCTCTTAATTGTAGGTGAGAAATATAGGTACTCTACATCAACTAAATATCTATCTGCCTGGGGAATTAAATGCTGAGATACAATACATCTCATATTAGCAATCAAGTCATAAGTCAAATCAGAAGAATTATCTAAGTGATATAATAATCTTCTTAGTGTACCTGCCACATCATCTGCGTGGAAAGTAGTCATTGTTAAATGTCCTGTTCTACTAGCCTCTATTGCGGATGAGATAGAATACTTATCACGTATTTCTCCCACTAAAATACAGTTAGGATGTTCACGTAAGGCAACTTTAATACCATCTGCAAACTCTCTAAAATCTTCTCCCATTTCCTTTTGAGTAATCTTAAAGGAATCAGTTGACTCAAACCTATACTCAATAGGGTCCTCTAATGTAGACCATACTGTATTATCTAACACATCTCCTTTTTGAGAGAAGGTATTAATACAAGCTGCCATAGTGCTGGAATTATGAGTAACAATATACTGATTACTTACTTGATACAAATGTTCTTCATCATCAACACAAATACATGTCATATCTTCTTGTTTATCTAATTTTTCGATAGATTGAATCCCAATAAAATCATAACAACGAATTTTTTTATTGGCAGCTCTGTGATACTCTTCATAATCAATAATGTTATTTAATTTTCTCGACAAGGTAAATAATTTTTTCTTGACTTGAAAACTTGTTCTAACATAAATAGTATAACCAACATGTTTATGGTGTCCACTTAATCTGTTATCAATCTCCACAGTAGAGGAAATCCCTAAAGACCATAAAACCTCTCGAACATCGTCTACTAATTGTTTACTTGTTGTAGAAAATGACACTCGAGCCCTTGATTTATCAGCAAAACCATCTGTATCAAACAAACCTTGTAACAATTCATATCTCTGTTCTATAGAACCATATTTATATAAATCTGGGATGAATTTCTCGTAGGAGTGTGTATTAATCAACTCAGGAATTTCACTCAGTACATCTGCTGTTTGAACTAATCTAGTTCTTTCTTCACATAATGTTCTACCTGAATCTATGAAAGCCCAGTTGTAATTATGTATAGAATTTCTTTTTGAACTATTTTCAATTCCAAGTAATGAACTTACTTTTTCTACAATAAATGAATCATTACTTGAAATAGTTAGTACTCGTCCTGTTAAACATCCGTCACCAATTAGTACCCCTAAAACGTAAGGATTTAAGTAGTAGTTTTGTTCTTTTCTTTCTACTGGTTGGTTATTTGGAATCCAATATCTTAGATGTAGTCTATTATTTTTCCCATCATAGCTAACACCACGGTTTAGCAACTCCTCAACCGTTGAAACGTTAAATTTAGGTGATGTGGAGTACTTGCCATGTGTATGTTTATGTTTTTGGTCTTGAGTATAATAACTGAACAAATGGTCTTTACAGCAATCTAAGTATCTGCCATCAGTGAAATGTACTCTATATACATCTTTCTTACCTTGTGGGTAAACACCTATGACATTGACTGGACTACCTAATCTGTTATACACTAAATCTCCAACTTTTATGTCTTTGATTTGTACATAATGTCTATCATCTGCAACTGGAATTAATGTAGTATCAAGTACAGCTTTTCCACTTCCAGTTGGCGCAGAGAAGATGATAATACCATCTTTATTCTTAAGAGCTTTATGTAACATATCTCTACAATCTGTTGGATATGTAATGTTATCAAAAGTAATCTTTTTAGGTTTAATCATTCTAAATGTTGCTACATTCTTTTCTTCTGAAAATCCTAATGCACATCTATAACGATATTTGGAAGTATAATCTTTATCTAACTTATCTTCTGGTACATATACCTCTACGGATAAATCTAACTGTTTATTATGTACATATCCATCATTTCTTTCATTAGAAACATATAGGTCAGCAAATGTACTCCAAACATCCTTTGAGGTAGGTGTACATGGAACTCTATAAATATTACCATATCTTGATAGATAAGGGTATTCAGTAACCTTTATATACAAGTCAGAACAATCATGCTGAGTAGCAAAAATTAATAACTCTTCAATGGATACTGTTCTTTTATTAAATTCTTTCTTTAACTCTTCCTCAAAGGAAAGTGCTATCTTAAAAGCCATAATACACCTCTACTAAAAATATTGTTTTAGTTCTCTTAGAATTGCTTGTAGTACTTGAACAACAATACTATTACCTGCTTGTCTATATAGAATACCACACATACATTCTTTTCCACCTATATATCTTTGTGGGTATAGTGCCTGTGCCTTTTCAAAATCAGACTCATCAAATCCCATTAGTAACCAAGATTCTTTTTCTGTGATGTGTCTATACTTATCTCCAACTGCTAAAATGTTTGAAGTTGGTACTTTTGCATAGTTTGATACGATTGTTCTAACATAATCCCCAACAAGCATATTTCTGCCATTAAAAGGATTGTTAGGTAATTTACCAAACTGAATTGCCATTGTCCTATCTGCAACTCTATACTTATCTGAGTAGAAATTCCTATCTATAAACTTATTTATATCTTCCGTGGATGTAGTTTGTAAATTATCAAAATTAAATGCACTACCATTAAGAATACTAATTGTAAAGACACGATTTCTTGTTTGTGGAATACCAAAATCTAAGGAATTTAATACTTTGTAAGTGCTAGTATATCCAAACTCATCTAACGCATCTATATATTTTTGGAACTCTGGATAGTTCAAAACATTCGCCACGTTTTCCCAAATAACAATCTTAGGTTTATGCGTTGCTTCTCGGATAATTCGAACTGTTTCCCACATCAAACTACTTTCTGTACCAGAACCCTCTACTCCACCATCTCCTTTACCGACCATTGAGAACGAGATACAGCTCGAGCCGTGAACCAGTAAGTCAATTTGTTCTTCTGGTAAGTGATAATCACACACACTCATAGGTGAATAGTTTTCATTATATAAAGCATTATAAGACTTACAAGCATTTTTATCTATCTCTACATATCCTACAGATTCAAACTCTATATTTTCTCTTTCTAATGCTTTTCTAACTGCACCTATTCCACCAAATAACTCTACTAATTTAATCATAAATGATTCCTTTCTTTAAACTTATTTTCCTTTTATTCCAAGATAATTTGCTACTTCTTTAAATACTTGATTGCTATTACTCTCAGAAATCTCATCTACAAACTGGTCTAAATCGAAGTCGTTGTGTTTATAGGAACACTTGTAATGTCCACATCTTAACTCTTCAAAATTTGTCTGTAAATCTTCCCTGTTAAAATCAAAGCCATTTCTCTCAACATATTGAGCAAACTTTTCCCTAAACTCACACCAAATCATGAGTGTAATAATGCGAATAACGTTGTTTACATCATTCAGATTACCACAATTCTCAGAAGTTATTACAACCCCCAATTCATCTGCCTTTTGTACGAGTTTATCAACCTTAAGTTGCTCACTTTTAGAACAGTTTTGAACTTCTATAAATCTAGCAATCATATATTTCTTCCACCCAAGTTACGATTGAACCATCTGAACAAACATGTCCAAAGCTCTTGTTAACTTGTTCTCTCATTACTTCTTCTAAGTAGTTGACATCAATTAAATCCACTAGATAAAGAGTAGAAAATACCTTTGTATCAACTCTATTGATTGCCCTAGGATAAATAATGCTCTCTGCCCAATCTAACTGGTTAGAGTAATAATTAATTGCTTTTTCATTTACAATATTTGGATAGGAAGCTAATACTTCTTCTACAATATCTTCTTGTTCATCTTTAAAATCTTCAAAACTATTGTACTTAATCATAATGTTTCTCCCATAGCACCTAAAAATTCCTTTATATATGGTAGAGTTAATGCCCAACTAATAAAGTTCTCTAGTTCATCATTATCTTTACCTGACCACTCATTTAACTTATGGTTTTTTCTTTGATGAACCATGTTTAAGATATTCTCATAGTTCATTGTTACTGTTCTAGTTTGACAATATCCTGAAGGTAACCATCTAATCAACTCTTTCCAATATCTCTTATCTTTTGTTTCTAAATACTTCTGTCTTAGTTGTTCTAAGTAAGAAATAGTTGTATTTAATTCTCCACCTTCAAATTCAATATCTTCAAAATCATCTAACTCAAAATCTTCCAATGTAATTGGCTTACTTGTTAGTTTATGCATTGTCGAAGTTGAGTTAGCAGTAGTACCCACCTTATAAGTATCATACTCCTTCCACCAATAGAGTGGTGCAGTTATATCTACTGATACAAAAATCTGTCTTAAGAACTTTCTGTGTTCAGAACCACCTCTAATTAGAGCAAGGCATAACTTTAAATCATTCTCACCTAATTTAACTTCCGGTTTAAATGTGGAATCTATTCTATCCCAACTGTTTTTTGGATTTCGCATACCACGAATAGCATGTCTAAATCCCCAGACTTCTGTGTTAATAAATTTCATCTATTTCCCTGCACTTTTCTAATAATTCAGCAAATACAGTATCCCTATCTCCCAAAATATACTCGCTAATGAATGGCTCATTAATTGAAGTTTCTCTATATCTCAACTCAATCCAACAATCTCCCTCAATCCTAACTACATCAACCACAAAATCATATAAAGATACAGTTCCGCCAATATCTTCGACATACTGTTCAAAATCAGACTTAAAGGCTCTTGCTATCTTACACACTAGCCACTGAATGATATCTATCCCAGTTAGTGTTCCTAAGTCCAAAGTTATATCTTTTAGCGAGTATTTAATTTTTAGTGTATCTAATTCATTCAATAATTCATCAATGCGTTTATCAGCAGATTTACTTATTCCCAACAATCGCCTAATTCCACTCATAATTTATCCCTTTCATCTAATGTATTCCTAGAATATTTTCAATTCTTCACAAATCTCTTCCATGACTTTATCAATAGAAGTTTCTCCACTTACCCAGTCGTTGATAATTCCACCATTCATTTCGTTACCATCATAGCGAATAATAAAGTCAACATCATCATACATGACTGTTTCGGTGATTTCTAATTCATCGATGTCAAAATCTTCTGGTTCTGTTTCATCATACCACTGTGTTACAGCCTTTAAGAACTCGTCTTTGATAATTCTTAGCATTGGTGTACAAATCTCTGAGAAAGTACTATCTACACCTGTGATTTCAATTTCTGGATATTCTTTTTCTAGTTTATCTAAATCATTCATTAATGATTTTACAATTTGCTCTTCTTTCTCTGAGAGTCCAAACAACATACTTAATCTACTCGTCATCTTTTACCTCAATTCCAAATTCCTTTAACAAATCCTTAAAAGCCTTTTCAGAATCACCTGAGATGTAAGTATCAATGCAACCGCTAGATGCATATTCATCATTATAGCTAATCTCATATTCGCTTGCTAAACAATTCGGACGAATATCAATCTGGAAATTATCTAAATCAAAATCAATATCATTACTAACAATGTATTCTGAGAAATCACGTTCAAAAGCATTTCTTATTTCATACATTATTGAATAAATAATCTCATTCGTGTCCAAAAATTCAACATCTGATATATCAGGATAGTTAATACCCAACGTATCTAAATCATCAAGTAACCCCTCAATAAAACGTTCATCATCACTACCAATACCTAATAGTTTACCCAACTTGCTCATTTATTTTACCTCCTTAAAAAGATGTTTATATTCTAGGTCAGCTATTGATAACCATTCTGTATATGCATAAAGCAATATTCTAATTTTACTCATTATCTTACCACGACCTTCCTCGGTTGAATAAGAGAAAGCCTTATGTCTAACTTGTACATATTCATCAATAAAATTATATCCACCATTAGCCACATCTCTAACTGCATCATATGGTGTACTATAAGCCCTATCAAAATATTCAGCATCATTATCGTAGAACACTATATCTTCTAAGTCTGGTTCATATATAACAACCTCACGAACCATTTTCACTAAATCTTCTGTAGGAATATCTTTCAATTCCACATTTAACTCATATTTCTTTTTCATTCAACAAACCTATCCATCTCTTTTGAAAGTTTCTTACATTTATTGTAAAGTGTTTCATGCAACTTAGCAATTTCTGAAAAGTTTTCAACACGTTTAACAAACTCACGTACCGGAAAACGAGTATTAGTGTATAACTCAATCTTAACCAGATATTTATCCTTAGTTAATTCACTAATTTTAAATATATAATTAAAATCTTCCTCATATCCTCCAACAAAGATATATCCATCCCCGCACTCACCGTCAAACGACATATCTTCCAATGCTTTAACTAGTTTTTTATAATTTATCATAGGCTAACTCCTATTGATGGGCTAAATATCTCGTTAGATGTATCTCCTACATTAGCACCACTATTCATTTGTGTACTAAGTACCATTCTAACACTTGCGAAATGTGTATAGTTAAGAGGTCTACACTTAACATAGCTCTCCCAATAATCAGTTGCCTGATTAAGAGATTTCACAGTGATAATATCCCTATCATTTAACTTATGTATAATTTTACTTACATTCATTTTTAATTCTTCCAAACTAATACCTGTAACAAGAATAGTTACTTCAAACTCTCCCATCACTTCCCCATTCTTAATCTCTCTAAGACCTCTTGTAGTTAATTCGACAGAAGAGAAACTATCTTCATTTGCCTCTATATCTGAACCACTTGTAGTAGAATCCTCAGCCTCATATTTAGCAAAAGAACGTTCTCTCTTTAATTTAACTGCTGCCTTTTCCTTTTGTAAAGTCTTACAAGTAATTACACAGTTTGGAAAATTCATAGGAAAATTACTATTCTCAATTACAGTTGGGAACTCTTTAATAGTTAATATAGTAGCATAAGTATCTTGTACTGGCAATCCAAATACATCTACTCCATTATTATGTAAGATGAAATACCCAAATCTATCCTCATAAACATTTGTTAAACTACCCAAGATTGATTCAAAGGAATCCTCATTAAAGATAGATAGTTTATCATAAGATAACTCATAATTTGGATAAATCTTACTTGCTAAAGTATAGAATACCAATTCCTTAGTAGCACGTAAACACTTATGTCTAATAATGTTATAGATATTCTTTTCAATCTCTAATACCTTTTCAGTATCTAATGTAATATTACCTACATTAGCAATCTTATCAATTAATTGTGACCAAACTTCTTTAATGGCTTCACCTAATGAATAGGCTTCAATATCAGTAAATTCATTTTGTTGAATATCAACACTTAATAGACAATAGTTCTGTACATCTTCTTTTACAATCGTTGTAAACTCAGGTGGCATTTCTGTATCAGGTAAATACATTCTGATGGTCTCTAAGAGATTTGTTCTAACATCCTTAGCCTTAATAACCTTATCAATTCTCTCAATCGTAAAGGTAATACCATTTCTCTGATTAGATAAAGAAGATAATAGAGTAGTTAATTCTTCAATATTACTCTCTATAACACCTTTACTAGCTACAGAATAATTTACTACTGGTAAAAGATAATAAGCAGATATAATACCATTGTTATATAATACATTATCTCCTACTATCTTGATTTTGTTTTCTGACCTACTTACAATACCACTCATACCTCGCTCCTCACAATTGTATCTACTGAAATCTTACTTCTCTTAAAGAAATGCTTTTTAATATTAGGTTCTGTAGTTATACTCTTCTTCTTACTAAGATAAGCCCTTAAGTATTCACCAAGACTATAATGTTGGACTTTAATATAAGTAAGAGAACAACCTAATATAATACCTATTGAAAGCCAAAACACAGTATAATAGAAACTTAGATTATCTAATAGATTTAACATGTTAATCTTAAATGGCCTACTGATAATAAACCCAATCAATAGAGATGCTATAGGGTATAAGAGTATTACTAACTGACTAACAGTAAATCCATTAGGTACTGCTATACCAGCTATAGAGTATAACTTATGTTCACGCTTGATACACTTTGTATAATTAATTAACCTCATAATTACTTCCTTTCTTTTTTAAAACACTAATTAGTTAAAGACATCTGATGAGTGAAAGTTCATTCGAGGTAAATGCATTCTCTCATGAATTTCAACTCATCGCAAGTCTTGCTAACGCAATCTTGCACTTGGTTATAATAATAAATTGATTGTTGAGTTAGATACCTAGAGTTGCTACAGATATATATAGTTTCTAAGTTCTAAGACTACTCTTCTCTTCAATAAGTAAATAGCATAACTCAGACTATAATCTCTAAGTTAAAGATTGTATTTTTCTATCTCTAAAAACAATAATTTTTAAAACTTATAACCTAATAGTAAAACTTCTAATTATAATATTCTTATAATGACCAATAGTAGACACATGTTAGATATAGACTTAAATATAAAATTTTCTCCTACAAGAAATAACACTTTTTCACAATAACTAAATTTCAAAATTGTATCTTACTTAAAACTTATAGACTTATATTTAAAATTCCAATTCTTATATCCTCTTATATGTACCATTAGTAGTCACATATTAGATATAGTTGCATTTATCAAGTTTTTCATGGTTGTTTCTGAAAATTGTTTCATAGAGTGTCTTCATAAATTAGAATAAATCCTTTACACATTTTGCTTTCTTATTTCTTCTCTTGCAGTAGTTATATCCATTCTTATACATGTTATTTTCACTTAAGTACATCTGTTCTGCAAAGTAGAATGGTTGATTATATTCTTCCATAATCTTCTCTATTTCTTTTCTATGCTTCTCTTGTTTTGCTAACATTCTATCACACTGCTTTGCAACTTTTTCTGGGGAGTAATCTCTTTGCTGTACATAAGCAATCCATTGATGATACTTCTTCTTCGTCTTTTTAGCACATCTTAACCACACTTCTTCATACAGTTCTTGCCCAATATCACCAATAATTAACTCTTCATCATAAATGTTATACACTTTGTATCCCATATTTGTTAATTCATCAATCATATATATATGATGAACACTTTCCCAAACGAAGATTTCATTTCTAAATAGATTGCTGTGACAATAATCAATTAGCGTGTCTTTATATTTCTGATAGAACTCTAGGTAATCATCGTAACTTGGATTACGATTACTCGTTAAACTAATAATAAGTCCAGTTATCACTTTATGACAACCTAAATAAGATGACTTAAAGATAATGCCATATTTCGCATACATATAGTTATCTAAATGCACGTATTCTTTTTGAGTTTTCTCACTTGTATTAAATTCTTGGATTGCACCACAAGTTCTTGCCATATACTGAACACTAAAATCTCTCATAAATATAGGTAGTACAGTTGTCTTGAATCTCTTTCTAAATACACCATCAGTAGATAAGTCCTCTGCAAAATATGGGTTATTATTCTTATAAGCTTTCTTAACCTTTTCGATAAGAAGTCCATAAATATCTACATTAAACACTTCTGGTGTATCATGTGTTAAGAAATAAGAAGTTCTAATAATACTAGCATTACTATCAAATGTGTTTAAGTTATTTAATTTTCTACCTGTTAATTCTTCTAATTCACTGATTCTTTTGTTAAAATCACTTGAAGTATTACAAGCTTTGTTTGATATACGCATACGACCTTCTCTTAACCAGCCATTACACTCTAGTTCTGGGTTATCTTCTGCATATTTATCCAACATTTCAAGGACATCATCAAATATGTCACTATCTGTCATTTCTTTACATTTTTCAGCATTTGCCTTTTCATTATCTCTTGGGGCGTTCAAACGTAATAAGAGATTTGCTCTTTCACAAATCTCCTTCCCAAAATTAATGTACTCTGCTTTAGGTTGTTCACCACTTTTAACCATTTTACCTTTATTGTATAGGTCAATGACCTCATGGTTATAGTCTTCAATTTTGCTTTCAGGTGCAATTCTTTCATAGACATTGTACCAGTGAACAGATTTCTTACTCTTAACGCTTATCTTAAAGCGAATAAGACCTCTATCAATGAAGTGTTTAATCTCCCTTAGTACATTCGTTTTACTCTTTGCACCACATGTTTTAGCAATATCATAAATCGGTAATACAATTTCCTCTTTGTTTGAACAGAAAATTCTACACACAATCAGTGTATTGATGTCCATTCTTCTAGCGCCATACCCAACAGCTTTCCCAAAATTTAGTTGTGTGTCTAAATCTTTTTTACTCATAGTTCATATCTCCCCATTTTAAGGGGAGAATACTCCCCTAATCCATAAATTTATTAAATAAGATTCTATTTCTTACTGCTTCTACTGCTTGTTCTTCTGTAAGACCTTCATCCTCTTTGCACCACTCATATGTTGCATACACAAGTCCTGGGCAAACTCTATCAATTACAGTTATCCCATAAAGTTCTTCTTCTTCATCCAGTGCCCATTGAGGATATTTAAGTGGATAATCCTCTTCATCTCCCATAAACAATAGTGCAAGTGCCATTGTCATGTCATCTACCTTTGGTAGTGGTTGTTTCGGTATCTTATACATTCCGTTCTCTCCTTTGTGAGTTATATAGTAAACTACTGTTCTCTTCACTAAATAAATAGCATAACTTATACTGGTAAATACTATTTATTGAAAGCCATTCTTAGGCGATTATAATGCCAAAATATTTTCTTCGTAATTCTCTAAGTATTACATCTTTAGATATTCCATCTTTTGTCATTGATTCTAATAAGAAATTAACCATACGGTCTCCAAGTAAATCTCCCAATGTTTTTCCATAAACATTCTTTTCAAACTTCTTATCTTTCTTTGTGTACATATAATTTCTTCCTCTCTCGTTGTCAGATATTCAAACACTTATCCCACATAATTTTGGCTACTTACTTTTGTAGACACGTTGATGGTTAGTAGAAAAAGCAGGAGTTTACTCCCACTAATTCTCACCACCTTTGTGTTTATTATATCATTAAAATATTGAAAGTCAATATATTATTGTCCGATAACTACATAGTAATCTGGCATCCAGTTACTAATACTCTGAGTTGTTACCCCAACACTCTCATTCATAGCTTGAACTGTACCACCATTACCTGTGGCAATAGACACATGTGAATCATTATTATAGAAATATAATGCTCCAGCAGGTGCATTCCAAACATCATAACGATGTGTTCCTAAGTTTCTTTGGTCATAGGTTGTTCTAGCACCAATACCATAACAATATTGAACTAATCCAGAACAGTCAAATCCACCATTTGCAGGATTATTACTTCCCCAAATATATGAATATCCTACATAAGCCATTGCTCTATCTACTGCCTCATTCCCTGTTGCAGCATAACTAATATTTTGAACTGGTGCAGAATATAGACTTCTTTGTAATAAAGATTGTTGTCTTTCTTGTTCCAACCTTTCTTGTTCTTGTCTTTCTTCTTCTGCAATACGTTCTTGTTCTTGTTTTTCTAATACTTCTTGATGTGTCTTAACTGTTACGTTTAAGGTTTTCTCAGTTATCTGTCCCTTTAGGTCTGTTACCCTATAGTTCACTGTGTATTCTCCATCCACAGAGGTATCTACATTAGATTTAATCTCTAAGGCAGGTAAGATATTTGAATCAGTGTTAATATATGAGATATAGCTATTAGGGTTAAATGGGTCACCATTATTTACCACAACACTATCTCTCTTTAACTTAATAACTGGGGCACCCTCAACAAACCTAACCATGACTTTCTTTGTCATTGTTGGTACTAAATTCTTCTCCTCTGTACCACCTTTATAGATTTCAACAAGCATTTCCTCTTGTAATTCACTTTCGGAAGTTATAGTGTACTTAACCGTCACATTTTTCTTTTCCTCCTCAGTCATGTCTTTAGTAAAATACTTCTTTAATTGTTCTGAAATATCCTCTTGTCTGTTTAGCCTAATTGTTTCCTCTACCTCTGTTACTGTATTCGGTTGTTTAACTTCTTCCTCTGCTAAAACACGTGTAGTTGTTAAACCACTCATAATAAGTACAGATAGACTAATATTTCGTATAATCTTACGCAATAATCTCTCCTCACAATTCTAAAGTTAGTTTATAGACTTACTCACGGTCTGAACGATTAAAAGGGGAAGCAGTTTTCTTCCCCATATACTACATTTTATTGTACTTTCCAAGTGCAATCTTGGATTTCATGGAAGTAGTTTCAAATTCATCTGCATCTAACAGATTTTCCAATGTATTCTTGTTTGGTCGATAAATCCATACCCCAAATAGGTCAGAGTAATCTGTCATAGATGTTTCTAGCGGTCTAAAATACCACTTTCTTGGAGATTGTCTTAATCTCGATAGTAGGATAATCTCATAATGTCTACTTTCAATCTCTTCATCCCAACCAATTTCATCAATAACTTTATTGATTTGAGTGATTGTATCCTCATAAGTAGAACATTTTGGTAATTTCTTCTCTAAAATTAAGTTAAATGGGGCTTTAGCACCTTTATTCATACTATCTAATGATGCTTGTGTAGCCTTTTCGCATACCATTAAGCAAGAAAATAGTCCAATATTCTTTGGTACAAAAGACGTGTCATGACTTCTTCTATATAGACCTGCACATTTCTTGCAGAAGTGTTGATGATTTTCTGTATCTTCTATACATGTTAAGTATGTTCTAACATGGATAATAGACATATTCACTGTTTTGTCTAAGAAATCTTTGTAATCTTCTATATATTCATTTAATTCGGTAACAAAGTGGTTTCTAACCTTATATAAAAACGTAACTTCGTCAATAGGTAAAACATATTCAACACCCATTGAACCACAATCGTCGGTGTCAGTAATTGTCATACTATCTGTTGAACTGGTAGCCTTCTTATATAAATAACCACTATCTTTAATAGAAGTAATATTAGCAGAAATAACATCATTCATGAACTTTCTACTTTCTTCCTCAGTATAAAGGTCATCTTTTCTAGTAAGTGATTTATCAATGTCATCTTGCTTACCAGTAAAGTTAGTTACCTGCTTAATTCTATTCATAGCTTCATCTGATTTATCGTTATGTTCTCCATAAGCATTAGCAAAATCTGCTACATTAGGGATATAGCAGTTAGAGAACATTTTAGAGCCTAGGAACTTATACACTTCAAAGTACTTATCCCTAGGCAGTTTTTCTAATTTTTCGCAAATCTCATCGTAGTTCATTAAAGCACACCTCACTAATAGAAGAAACAAACCATTCCTAGTAAAATAAGGCAACCAACACATAATGTAGCAACAATGGTAGGAATAAATACAATCCCATAACTTACTACAAATAGAGTGATAACATATAGGAATAGCCCCGTTAGGGATAATCTAGTTCCTCTAGGTAAATCTTCTGTATTCTCGAATAAGAATTGAATTAACTTACCAGATTTACCAACTAACACAGCAGACACCAGAGTTATGATAGAAAGAATAGCAAATACAGATGTTACTTCTGGAAATGTTCTAACCGTCTTATAGGATAAGATAGTCATTATCATAAAACTTAATACAGATAGAAGTTTCTTTAACATAGTATTCACCTTAAAACTTTACCTTTCCTCTGCAGGCTGTCTTACTAGACCATTTTTTCTTGTCTTTGACAACCTTATGACCACACGCACGGAGTTGCTGATTTAATTCAAAGTTTCTTAACTTAGGCATCTTGATGTTCATGTTATTACCCCTCTTCATGACTATATAGTACCACAAAATATAGTAATTGTCAATACCCTAAAATAAAAACAACCACAGAGGTATTATATCCATGGTTGTTTAAAACGCTGTGTGACTTAGTTTAACGTGTCATATAGACGTGATTATATTCTGATATATAATTTAGCTGTATGTAAATTAAAGGCTCTATTCCTGCACGCTATCCGTGTTACGTAATGCATTATCCATTACAATATCCGAAATCTTGTACAACTTATAGGCAGTTAATTGGTCTTTAAAATAGTCGTACTCATTTTCAAAGGCATTTGGTAAATACCCAAAATAGCCTTTTTCGGAGTGACCTTTTTCCATATTACCAGTTTCTGAGTAATAGTAGAGATGATGGTTTCCAAAACCCACTGATAGATATACAAATCCATTATCAATTCTATCCAATAGTTCTTTCTTAACTTCGATAGGACAATCAATAATATCACTATCAAGTGTATAGTCGGTTGATAATGTCTTTTCTTTTAATTGTTCGTATCTTGTATTTTGTAGTGCTTCTTTATCTTCGTACTCTGCAAACGAAAATAGTAGTGTAATTGCAAGAGCTGAAATTACAATAAAAAGAATTATGGCAACAAGTTTAATAATATTGTTCTCAATGACAATAAAAGTTGCAAAACAAACTGACATCAATATAGCAAGTATTATAAATATCTTCGCTTTATTATTAGGGGGAACAAACAATCCAAGCCACAAATCTATTTCTTTCTGAGACTCTTCTTTTGTTGTGGTAATGTCTTTTATTTTCTCTTTAAAGCGATTAAACTCTTCTTGCTTTTTTAGTTCTTTCTTCTTTTCTTCTATAACATTATCGAGTTCTGTTAGTTCTTCTAACGCCTTTTGTTGTCTGCTATATGAAATAAACTGTCCGGCCATAAATTTCCATTCCTATCTGAAATTGTTAATATCCAAACTCTTATCAAGTTCAGGAATATCTTTCTTTAATCTAATATCTAGTTCTTTAATGTCAGAGTTAATGCTATCTAACTGTCCGGATACTTTCTTCTCGTTTTCTCCTTTTAATTGAAGATTTTTAGCATATTCTCTAACATCAACTAACTTATTATATAAATCATTGATATATGTTAAAGACTTTTTTTGAATATCTAACGATTCTTCTGTCAACTTGCGTATTTCTTTAACTTCTTTCATCTTTTCAGTTACAAGTTTATAATCTTTTGAAATCTGTAACGACTCAATATCATTCTTTTTAATCACAAAAATACATTGATTGTCTACAAGAGATTCAACTTCTAAGTGAAACCCCTGATATGCTTTTTCAAACATATTCTGTAATTTAGTAATCGTAGTGAACGGTGCCCCATTACTGCCAAGGAAAATAACCTTGTTATTAACATGAAATTTAATCACATCTGCGTTCTCATAGTCTAGGCCATAATCCCCTCGAACGGAACACGATTCTATCACAAGACCAACCATATTTCCATCCATGGCTAATCGTTGTAAAGATTCAACAAATAGTCTCATTATTATACCTCTTGTTTATTTCTCACTTCTTGAGCAAATACCGATAATACTGCAAATCACGAGGATAACGAATAGAGTTTGGAATAAAGGAAAGCCTAAGAAAGTAGAAATTCCAAACAGCCCAAAGAACCATACCAAAGCGTATGTGATTCCTAGAATAATTAACACATTTAATGCAAGTACTAATACAATAGCACAGATAGCAGATAGTACAATTAATAAGTTTTTCATTCTAACGTTCTCCTTTAAGTACTACACTACTATACCACATTTTATAAACTTTGGCAAGAAAAAAGAGTTGTTTTTCAACAACTCAATTCTCCTGACTATAAAAGGAATTATTCCTTAGTTAATTTATACACCCCTGCACCAGATACCAACGCAAGACCCACATAAGCTAAGAAGTAAGATTCTACTCCAGTAGGAATGTTTTCCTTCTTACTAGAATTAACTTCTTTCTTTCCTTCTGGCTTAGTTTCTTCTTTCTTCTCTTCTTGTTTTGGAGTTTCTTCCTCTACAGGTTTTTCTTCTTCGTGTTTAGGTTCTTCTTTCTTTACAAACTTCTCTGGGGAAAAACTGTAGTTGACGATATAGGATTTATTCTTAACACTAGCAAGATAGTCTTTCATAATAGCAATCAATTCATTGGCTGAATTACTTACCTTGCTCACCTTCTCTTTTTGTTCAGTAAGAGGTGCTTCTAAAGCAGTCTTATCTGTTGCATTATCGTATTCTGATTGCATTGTTGCTAGTTTCTCTGTCATTTCCTGTTTAGTCTGTTCCAATGCTCGTAAGATTGCCTTATCATTCAGATAATTCTTAACATCTTCAAGTGTTAGTGGTGTGTTAGTATCTAATGAAACAAAGTGAGTTCTAATACCACTTAATAAAGTGTCTAATTTTTCTGTAAGAGTTGCATTGTCTGTTAAATCCGGTAATGTTGGTGCTTGAAACTCATTTAAACCTTGTTCAATAAGTTCTAAGTTATTAGTTACTGTAGCACTAACATCAAAATATTTCTTAATATTATCAAACTTCGCTTGTGCCTCATCTAACATACTTTGTAGTTCTGTTTTATCTTCTATTAAGTCATATTTTTCTTTTGCACTATCGAGTTCTTTCTTTGCTTGAATATAGTTCTCAGCAATGATTTCTCTCTGCTCTTTTAGTGTAGCAATTGTTTGCTTATTTTCATCAGATAACTCCCCATGAAGCATAACTGCATTAAATACACTATCTTCCTTTTCCCATGTCTGCTGAATATTCTCAGTATAGTCCTCGGCAAAAACTGTTGTTAGTTGAGCAACCTGTCCGGTTAATACTAAACCTGCAATTACCCCTGTTGATAATACTCTTGTTATTTTACTCATCGTTTCTCCTTTAACGGTTATATAATATTTTAATCTGTCGTTCTATAGAAATAAGACAATTCTTCACCTTTTAGGTTTTCGCACGCATAAGCATCTGCCTTTTCCCATAGACTGCTATATAATGTTGCTAATTCATCATTTTTCTCATAGTGCTGCCATATCTTCCAATTCAAAATCATAACAAGTTCTGTTAAATACTTGTAGTTTGACTTCCATTCCTTAAATGCTCTGTTATATGTATCCTTTACAGCATCTATACCAAATTTCTCTGCAATTGTAAAATCTTCAAAGAATGTTGTAAAGCAATTGTACCCTGTTTGGTTAAACATTAACTCTTTAAATGTCATATAATTATCTCCTCTTGTCTAATGCCATTTTATCACAAATACTTCCATGCTGTCAATGAAAAGAAAGAGAAAGGTTTTAAGCCTCTCTCTTCTTAACAATATTAGTTAGTGCTAGTCCAATAGAACTAATTAGAATCATAAACATACTAATTAAACCATTAGCATGAACACCTGTTGGAATATCATCTTTCTTTTGTTCTAACTTCTTATAGATATGTACAATGTCACCATTATCCTTTACCTCAGTTCTAACAAAAGTATAAGACTTGATTTCCCCATGTTCCTTTACAAGTTTGTTATCTCGTTTTAGTTCCTTGTTTGTACCCTCTTCTATCCAAGTTGTTTCATAAGGTCTGTAGATATGAGTTCTAGTATTACCTACTTCTCTTGTTTCAACAAATTGATAATTCTCAAATGTCTTACTATCTTTAAACTCGTCAGTTTTTACAGGTTTATCCAATTCCTCTAATGATGTAGTTACCCATTTAGTAGTGAATTGTTTAAAGATGTGCTTAACATTTCCCTTTTCATCTGTCTTAGATTCCACAAACTTATAGTCTTTAATATCATTACCCTTTCCAACTGTACTAGAACCTTTTACACTGTCTTTTAA